TGTGGTGATATCTGCTCCAGATGGAAGACTATTATTAACCCCAAGGTTTTGTGGTGATGATGAGAGCAATATGCGTGTTAGTATCATTGAACCTCTTTGTGCATCTCCCGGAGTAGTTGAAAATGACCCATTTGCCCTTGCTTCCATCCCCAATCTATTTGCAACCGCTTTATACCCAGATGCTAATGTAAATTCAGCAGAAGCTGTATTCCTTTCTCCGCCATTCACCACGGCAAAATAATCACCAGCAGTATTCAATTGTCCGCCATTACACACTGCAAACGACCTACTTGCAGTGTTTCCATATCCGCCGCATACGATTGCTCCATCTGCTCCAGGTGTTATCTTATTATCAAGTCCTCCTGCAATTACAGAGAAATTTCCTCCTGCAACATTTTCTGCACTAGACCGACTCATTTGTAAATCAACTGCTATATCTCCGCGTGCATTTCCTCCTACAAGTGTTCCGTCTGGTTTTGATCCGAGAATAAATGCACCATTTCCTTTTGGAGTCAAAACTAGGGAACTATCCAATTGATCTGGATGATTGATTTTAACTGTGACATTATTTTGAAGTGCAGTAGTTGTTGGTTCATCTACAATTAAATATGGACTTTTTATAGAACTAACTGTTACTTGCTTAGTTGTATTATTTACTATATCTACAATTGGTAAAACATCAGAATTATCTGGTGTAGTTAAAATTGGTAAGTCTGTAATTATAGAGTCTGCCATGCTATTAGTATTTACTATTCAAAATTATATATTCCTTAATATAATTTTGATTGATGATATAATGATTAATTTTAAAAATTAGCAAAAACATTAACCATATTCAGATTGAATATACTCGACTAGTGCAAATTGTGAAAATTGTTTAAACATCCATTTTCTTGAACGCTCTGGAATATGTCTTTCATTTGCATATATTTGGAATGCTTTAAATTTCGCCTGTTCGGGTGAATAAGCAACAACCGTTTCAGTCCAACCAGTTTTATATTTTTTATCTATTTTTCTATTAAATTTATCGTTCCTATTTTTAACGATGTATTTTAAAAGAATTTCTTTATTTTCTAATATAGTATTTACGAAATCATCAAATAACATAATTATTCTGGTGTAGGTTCGACAATAACTGGATTATTTCTGGCATTCACCCATGCTTGTAATGGTGCAACTGCATTAATAACTGATTGAAAAGCAATTGCAACTTCTGGTACTTGTTGAACTGCTAGAAATAATTCATCAGTTTGAACAGTTTGTAATAAAGATGATGATCCTAAATCACCAGTCGAAGAACTCATAGGCAAACATGAAATTTGCACACTTCCTCTGGAAGTTGTTGGGCAATGAATTGCTAAATGATAAATCCATAAAATATCAAATAGTTTTGATGGAATTACTGGAGTTTGAATTGGTTCTTGAATTGGTATTGGCATAATATAGTATATTTATACTTTAAACTTTATATATCAGATAACAAGAGGATGATCATTTGATATTAAGACATTTCCTGTATTGGATAAAACTATGCCATTTCTAATATCTTGTTGTGGACGAAGTAATCTATTAAAAATTACTAAACTATTTGGACGAATTAGTCTCGGATTAAATCCTTTGGATAAGGATAATATTTCGGGAGCAGTTAAAGCAACAGTCCAAATTGCAACTTCCGCAAGTTCTCCATTAAAAACACTTTCAAAATTAGCTCCAACAGCTCTACCACCAAGATTCAATCTATTAAATCTATTAGTATCAGCACTTATTGCTACCGTATTTGTGGGAGCTACTACTCCATTAAGATAAACTGTTCTAGAATTAGTTGATGAGAAAACTCCAGCAGCATGACACCATTGATTTACAGGAGCAGATGCTGCGGATTGGCTAAACCCTTGAGCTTGAGCAGTATCTCTTGCGAATGCTAATGATTGTCCCGACGCATTAAATGCTATACCTGTATAGCCAGCAATGGTTGCACTATCACCTATTGCTACGAATGTTGATGGATGACTGTAAGGTTTTATCATTGCTGCAATTGTTACTGGTAATGAGAATGTAGTGGTAAATCCGAGGTTTTGGAGACGATTTGTACCATTAAAAATATATGCCATAAAATTTATTAATTAATTGCTCGTACTTCAACACTAACTAATTGTGCAGTGTCTGCCATTGTATCAGCAGCATTGCTGCTCTCACGAAGTATTCTTAATGCATATGCATCTCCTTCGGTTAATGAATCAGTTGATGTTAATATGATATCTCCATTCATTAATGATAATCCCGCAGTTCCTGTAATTGGAACATCAACTGATGCAGATGTTGCATAACTTAATGAAGAAACTTTCTTAATTTGTGCTCCCCAACGGCAACTGCTTGTTGTTGCCGTTCTTGTAGAAAATCGAATTTTAACCAACAATCCATCATTCATAATTGTTCCTTCTGGAATTATTCCTACAAATCGTGCTTCTCTATTAGGAGCAAGAGGAGGAAAATTCAATACAGCAATATTATCAATATTTCTTGTATCAAGTGTTGCAAAATTTGCGGAAACTGGTTGATTTTCCGTTGCAATAAATGTTTCAATTGTTCTAGTGGAATTTACATTATTCCAACGAGCATTAGATGCATCATAAAAACGTAATCTATTAACTATGCTATTAAAATAAACATCTCCTGTTTCTGGAGAAGATGGATCTGCACCAACACTGGTAAATTTAATTGCTCCTGTAGATTTTATACGAAGTCTTTCTGCATGTGCTGTTCCAGCATTACTATTCCTAAATGAAAAGTCAAAGGATTCAGTACCGCTTGCAACATTTGTTGCAACTGAATCAATAGTATTTCCAACAAAAATATTTGATGCAGATAATACTTTCGTACCAAATTCTATACGAGTCCCAATTCCATTGGAAGGTGTTCCTACCATTGCATTATCAATACGCAATACTGGAAACGGAGAACTCAATGCTTCTGTTATTGTCGGGCTAGAGGAATATACACTTGTTGCTCTTACATGTAATTGGCGAGTTGGAGTGGTTAGTCCAATACCTAGTTCATAAAATGACCAAGATGGTCCTGAACTATGTAAACGTATGCGTTCGTTTGTATCTTCCGAAATGGACATTTGTGCCCCGTATGTGTTAATAACTCTTCCATTCGTTTGCTGTACACCAAATAAAACATTTGCATTATCACTTCTTTCTATTCTGATACCAAATGGTGTCCCATTTGTAAATTTCATATTTAATAAGCCCACATTAGATACAGGTAAAGCTCCATTTAGACCCCTAAAACTTATATTTCCTGAAGAACCAATTTCTATTCTAGTAACATTATTTGTTATTAAACCAAATTGTTGGGTATTTTTAGTCCCCGCAGTTATTGCTCCTCCTTTTGTATTACCTCCATCTAAAATATAATTACCACTATTTGAATTTACATTAGTGTATACACTATTCCAATTACCACTGTTCGAATTTACGGCAGTATTGAAGAAACTTCCAAGCGTTGATACTGTTATTTTTTTAGTAGTATCATTTAATACATCAACAATTGGAAAAACATCATTATCAGATGGTGTTACTAAGCTAGTTAAATCTGTGATTTTGGAATCAGGCATACTAATTATTTATTACTATGAGATTGTTTTTCAATTCTGATTTAATAATAATTTACTTCCATCCTGTTGTAAAAGAAAAGTTCCATCCTGTTTTAATAAAGCAGATGTTAGCACCGGAGTTGGAGGCGTTATTCCACTTCCTCCTTTTCCTAAAAGATTTCGATTCCAATGTTTGAATATTCTTGGAGCAGATATTCTTCTCATAAAATATTAAACGCAAAACAATTCTTCAGGAATGAATTTTTTATACATAAATGCAATTCCAACACCACTCGTAACCGTAAAACTCGTTAATGGCGCAATCCATGAATATCCAGCAGGATATGCTCTGTTAGCAAAATTACTATTTGTTGCAGAATATATAAGAGTGTTTGTATCATTAGTATTACGAAAACCAACACTAGCAAGAATTGAGTCAGTTAAAAAATCTATTGTATAAAATACATAACCTGCTGGGGCAGTATATGTTCCTGCGGTTGAAAAATAAATTTGACCGTGTCCTCCTGTTGCTAATTCCCAAGAAAAAAGGGCACGACGGTCATTAAACAAGGTACTTGTACTTGGTTGTAGATTCATATCTTTACTTATCTATATAATAAAAAAAGGCATTCGGTTAAGAATGCCTTTTTAAAAGTTATTTATTAATTATAGTATGATGAATTTTATTAGGTGGTTCTCTGGATTTTAGAGGTTCATTCTTTTTAGAATTTTTACCAGAACAAATCTTTTTTTGTTCTTCTTCTAACTTTAACATGAGAAATGTAATCATAGTATCCACTATTTATTATTAAATCTTACTTTTAGTATTTAAATTGAAAAGTAATGCACAAAAATTAATCTCTTGGTCAAGAACAAATGCATGACGATACATATATTCACTGATAATCAAGCACTTAGTAACATCTCTTTCATTTGAATAAAGATTAAATAATCCTTTCATCAAAAAGTGATAATCGTTTCCGAAACTCTCAGAGTGATCAATTAATTTTTGGCGAATAATAAAAACACTTTCCTCTCCATCAATATCTTTTTTAAGTTCAGATACAAAATCACTTTTAGCATCATTCTTGAAAATAAATTTTCCTGTTTGGCAGCATTTTTGTAATTCATTAATTGTTTTACGAATATCTGGAAAATATTGTTTTACTAATGTTCGTATATTACTGACTTGTTCTTTTTCAACAACTATTTTTTCTGCCTTGATAATTTCAATGACTCGTTGAATTAATTGTTTTTCACTACAACTAAAATTAAAGTCCTGACAACGTGACCGAATTGCTTCAATAAGTTTATTTCGGTAATTTGCAGTAAGAATAAACTTGCAGGTGTCCAGATATCCTTCCATAACACTTCGCAATGCTTGCTGTGCAATTAATGAAATTCCGTCTGCTTCATCCAAAATAATAATTTTTTGTGTGCCATCAATGCTACTAACTGAAATAAAATCAGAAATCAGATTTCTTACAGTTTCGATATTTCCTTCCTCGCTGGCATTGATATACAAATAAGCATTTGGAGAAAACTTTTTTGCAAGAATTTTTGCAATTGTGCTTTTACCAATTCCGGGAGAACCAATAAACAAAAGATTATTCGGAATATCCGTTAATTCAGAAAAAAACTTTTTTTCATCATCACTAAGAATTGCATTTTCAATATTTTGGGGGCGATACTTTTCTGTCCATACTTGTTGAAGAGTCATAGGGTATTTTAGCAGAAGATATAGTTTTGTAAAGAGATATTCTACTCGCCATGAAATAAGGCTATTACTAAGACTGCTATAATTGTTGCAAAAATAATTTGTGAATTATCCATTAATTAGTGTCTTTCCTTGATATTGAAGCATGGGACTAGGATTTTCTTTAATTTGAATACTTTGTAGTTGTGCCAACATTCTGACAACTTCTTGTGCTTTATCAATTGGAATGGAAAATGTTTGATTTCCAACAGTTACATTTATTCGGTTTGAAGATATTAGATTACTCATAAAAATTAAAATGGAGTTGGTAACTGGAATCGAACCAGTGTGGCGGGTGTTGCAGACCCGAGCCTTAGCCACTCGACCATACCAACATATGAAACTATTTATTGAAATAGCGTCTTTTTACAGTAAATCACTATATAGATATGTCAACAGAAAAAACTAAAAATGTAATTCATATAATTCCTTATGGATATTATGCATATACTTCAAAATTAAATCAAGGATTAGGTTTATTAATTATAGAAAAACATGAAAAAACTGTTAGTGGATTAAAATTGAATATTGGTAAAATTCAAAAATTTGATATGAGTATCTTATCATTTGAAACATTATTAGCATATAATTCTATTGAATTTGTAGAAAAAGTTCCAAAAGAAGTTGGAAATGAAATGAAGGAACTGTACAAAAATATAGTTTGACAATTTTATATTTTATTGTAATATAAAATATGTCAAACTATTACGACACCATTATTATCGACGGCAATAATTTTCTATTCCGTGCATTTTTTGTAAATCGTCCTGATAAATTTGTAAATGAATTGAATGTTACACCAATTCATCAGTTCTTATATATGTTGAAATCAGTAACGTCGCAATATAGGGCTAAAAAAATCATTCTGACATGGGACAAAAAATTAAATTCTTTTAAAAAGAACTTTCGTCGTGAACTAGTTCCTTATAAAGAACATCGGGTCGAAAACGACAAGACAACTCAATTATTGAATACTATTTCTCATATTCAGAAATTTATTGATGCATTGGGCATTCAAACAATTTTACCTGTTAATATGGAAGCAGATGACGTAATCCGTTACTTGACAATTAACACAAATGAAAAAACACTAATTGTGTCCAGCGATCATGATCTCCTACAGTTAATCAGAAAAAATATTCACGTATTCTTGCCTACAAAAAATCTAATTGTAGATATTATTAATTTCCAAGAATATACAAATTGTAAAACTCCTGAAATGTTTGTATTGTTTAAAAGTATTCTCGGAGATAAATCTGATAATATTTCTGGATTGGAAAAATACGGAAAAATTAAAGCAAAAAACCTTGCAGAAAAGATTTATAAAAATAACAATATAGATTTTAGTAATGTTGATTTGACATTAACAGAAGAACAACAGGAAATTATTAATCGTAACTTACTCGTTATGGATTTGTCCAATACTGAAGTGGTTTATCCTGAAGAATATAGTTTTTATAAAAAGCAAGAAGAAATTAATAATCCAGATTTTAATGAAGAAACTTTAAAAGATTTATTCACGGAATATGAATGTATTGCTTTTCTGAATAATTTCAATGAATGGAAATATCTATTTGATAGGAATAAATCGAATAATGATTTACTATCATTCATCCGAATGTAAATAAAAATATGAACTTATTACAAAATACACCAATTTCATGTCGCAACTGTCGCCAAATGACACCGGGTAGAGAAGCCCCTGTTCGTAAAGCTGATGGATCTCTAGTAATGGAATGTCAATGGCGTTGCGGAAGATGCGGCACCTTTTTAAAAACAGGAATTACCAAAATTATAGAACCACCTAAGAAATAATATGAAAATTAGTAAAAAAATACTATTAATAATTACATCTTTTTCCATTATAAGCGTTTTTAGTGGAGCAATAGCATATGGTTTAAATGCAATATATAATATTCCTTTTTGGGCAGTTTTTTGGATTGCCAATAGTTTGCAAATTGCATGGAGTATTTATCGTGATCAATACTTGGAAGGAAGAAAGATTACAAATGCAATCACTGAATATTCTAAAAAACCATATAAAAAATATTATATTCCTCTTAATTGCGCTCATTGTGGACATAAAAATGAAATCGAAATTGATTTGACTGATACGGAATTTCGGTGTGAAAATTGCAAAAAGTTTAATGGAATTCATACAAATTTCATGACTGCGGCAATTACAGAACCGATTATCAATCCTGAATTATGAGTTACTTTAAACCAGATTATGATTATGATCCATTAGATCGTTCGGCAATTCCTAATAATCTAGCAGAAAAATTAAATATTTCAGATATAAATATTGCCAGAGAAAATTTACATTATGCAATTAACGATTTATTGAGAAGCATTCCTGATGCAAACTTGGTTCATTTTTCAAAAGCGACAAATTTAACATTTCGCACAAATGTTAATGTTTTTGATAGTGCATCTTTTTTTAGAAAGTTTTGCGATTCATATTTTTTCTCGTTTAAAAAAACCTTTCCGCATTTAAAAGAAAGTGAATTAGAAGAACTTAGAAATTCTTTTGAAACAATTGAAAAACTTATTGACAAATTTTCAAAAGAGGGTAATGTAGAAAACAAATTTTTGCTTCCGCTTCTTTTAGGAGCATTAGCAGGAATTTTGAATTACGAAAATTATTAAAACATGGAAGACTTATCATCAATTATATTACCCGACTTATCAAAAAATAAAGTTAAAAGGGCGAAACCTGCTAAAACAGTTCTTGTTGAAAAACAAGAACTTTCTCGCGTTAATCGAACAGTAACCTGCGGCTTTTGCGAAAATGAAAAAATACTAAATCCAGATCAATATCAATCTCTTTTTGAATCTCTTGGAAGTGAAGAAAAAATTCAAGAAGAATTCATGTGTAAATCATGTGAAGTAAGCATGAGGCGCAATCCGTTTGATTTCTGGACTCGTTATGGAGAACATTATCAAACCTTATCAAAAAGTTTGCGTCAAATTTTTGATCGGTATGCAGCATCAAATCGAACAAGTAATGATGCACTAATACTTCAAAATTCTACTTTTGATGTTATAAAAAATTGTAAAATTCTACCAGAAAATATAGAATTTGTTATTGACAATCTTAATCCAGTAGCATTAAAAATTAAAAGTGTTCCTTTTGTTGGTGAAGTTCTTTTAAGAATATATGAACCCAAAAATTCAAGAATTCGCATCACAGGATAATTATCCAATTAAAAAAGCGGAGGACATGAATGTCGAGGAAGTTAGTAAATGGATGGCACTTTGCAATGCATTGAAGTTTATAAATCATACAAGTCAATTAACAGGTGTTGAGGTAAAGGAAAAAGATATAGATTACAGAGAAATTCTTCATTACATAGATTCAGTTGGAGGTGACATTGAAACATGTTTGAAAAAAATGAAAGGAATACCGTTTAAGTATTCATTATCACTAGAATTAGAAGATTCTATAGATTTTGCAGAAATAAATTACGAATACATAATTTAAAAAAAGACCCGGAAGAAAACTTCCGGGTCTTTTTTATTAAAAACCATTTCTTATGATAAATAATTATTATGGCACTAGGCAGTATTAAAAAAGCAATGCAAGTTTTTAGTCAACACGACTTCTCACGTAACTTCCAATTAAGACTTTTGGACATGAATAATGTTCCAGATTATGTTCGTAGAGAATTGATTGACCAAGAGGGACGGGTTTATATAACAAGTTCCAGCATTCCGGGTCGCAGTATTCAAAACATTGATATTCCTTATCAAGGTTTTAATTTTAAAGTTCCGGGTCAAGTAGCATATGACAACAATCCTTGGACATTAACTTTCCGCACAGCAGGAGACTTTCTTGCTCGTAATGCTTTGGAACGTTGGAGCTTTGAGACTGCTAATGATGAAACAAGCTGTGGCAAGTTTAATCTTCCTTGCGAAAACACAAGTATTGATATTGCGGTTTTATCACCAAAATGTCAAATTATTCGTGTTTACCGATTACATGGTGTTTATATTCAAAATGTTAGCGAAATCTCATACAATCAGGAAAGCGTAGATGGAACAACCTTTACTGCGGCATTTCATTATCAATACTGGCGACCAGCACAAGGTTATGACACAGGAATTGTTGATTCTACAAATGTGAATAATAACCTAATTGATGATGTGTTTTCAACTTACGAAAGTAAAATTCAACAAACAACAGGAGACTGTCCGCCAACTGGAATACCAAGATTATAAAAAAATAAAAAAGGGAGAATTTAAATTCTCCCTTTTTTATTTTTACTTTTTCAAATATTTCTTTTTTACAATTGTTTGTAGATTATAAAATTGTTTAACTTCTGGAATGATTTTATGACGAATCCAATTTCTTCGGTATTTTAATTCAACATTTGTTTCATCTTCAATTACATACTTTTCTAAATTATGATTTGAAATATATTTTAAAATTTGTTCTTTTGTTGAAATTAAAAAAGGACGAAAAACACAAAAACCCAAAAGTTTATATTCCGTTTCATTAGGAATTGGTAGATATTCCGGTGTTCCGTTAAAGCAGTTCATCAAGTAACTTTCTACGGCATCATCCAAGTGATGCCCTGTAATGACGTTTCCTTGCCCCCTGAACGACTGATACCGGAGGGTGCGTAGTTCTGCCTCACTATATGAAATCTCCTTCTCAGACGCTTCTCGCACGTTTACAGTCAGCGGAATATTATAATCACTGCAAAAAATTTCAGCATTCTTTTGCATGTCAAAATTTTGACTACGAAGATTGTGATTATAATGAATTGCTGACAAATCTAATTTAGGATATTTCGTTTTTAGAAAATGAAGAATTGCAATGCTGTCTGCACCGCTACTAAGTGCAACAACTGCTTTTGGATAAACTTTCTTCAAAACATTGCTCATGAATCTCATAAAACATGCTACAAGATTCCTGAAAAATGTCAACAAAAAAAGCCCGCCATGTTTCCATGGCGGGCTTTTTTATTATTGGTTAAATTTAGAGGTATCGTTCAATATAACTTGCAATCCAATTGAATGACATTTTTTTATGGTTATTAAGGTGGTTAATCTTTTCAATAATTGGAGATTGACCACACAATTCCTTTGGAACAAAGTTCCAAGTATCATTGAGGTAATATTCATCTTCCAGCATATAGGCGGGAACACCAGAAGTTTTGAATGCTACTCCAATCGGAGAATATGAATCTGTGTGGGAGCAATAAAGTTTTCCTCCATGGTGACGGATATAATTCCCACTACGAAGTGCATCCACCCAGCGTTTCTTGAATCCTGCACTGAGCTTAGGAAGAGTTTTAGTTTGTTTAGATTTAGAGTTCATCATAGTTGAATTTGTGGTAGATTTAATAGTCATGCTGTACATAAGAGTGATAATATAAGTGATTTTAGGGTTTTGTCAAAGTGATTTTTGCTTGTTTTTCGTAAATTTTTTAGGTCAACCGTTTCATTATTCGTCCTTTTTCCAAATCAATTGGACTCATTTCAATTTGAACATTGTCTGCTAATTCTAGTTTAACAAATCGTTTGCTCATTTTCCCACATAAATAACACAAGATTTCTTTTTCAGTGTTTTTCAATAAAACACGATACATTGCATTTGGTAGAATTTTTGTAACACTACCTGTTACAGTTATTAGATCCTTTTTCATTTTTAGTAAAAATTGGTGGGTATAGTAGGACTTGAACCTACACGGCTTTCGCCACCAGCTTCTAAGGCTGGCGTGGCTACCAATTACACCATATACCCAATGGTCGGTCTTGAGAAAATCGAATTCCCATCTCAACGTTCGTAGCGTTGCGTACTATCCATTATACTAAAGACCGAAATGGTATCCCGAATAGGAATCGAACCTATGACACAGACATGTAAAATCTGGGTTTTACCATTAAACTATCAAGACAAATGGTGGGAGAATCAAGAATCGAACTTGCTGCCGGACCACCTTACAAATTGAGGCAATGGATTTACAGTCCACCGTAAGGAAATCCTCCCAGAAATATAAGAGTATTTTACTACTCTTATATTTTATTACTTATCAGAACTTGAATCCGACTCCTGCACGAATACTGACCACACCATCAGATTCGCTATCTTCCACGGTAAACACATATGCAGCATCTGCAAATACATTAACAGTTTGAGATAGTGCAAGACTCACACCACCACCTGTTTTTACACCCCACTGGTCCGTTTCAAAATCGTATGCACCACCTGCAAGTGCATAAACGGAAACATTCTTATAAACAGGAACATAATAAAGAAGATTGCCACCAAGGCTATAAACTTCATCTTCAAGAACTGAACCAACGAGTTCCGCCTTCAGATTTCCCACAACAGGAACTTCAAGCGATACTCCACCGCCAACGGCTTCTTCACTATTGTCAAGAACAACACTTGCGAAAGCCTTTGCAGTAACTCCGAAACTAGTATCCTCAACCGGGGTTGGAGGGACAACAGTTGGAGTGCCTGCATTTACAGGAGCGACGAATGCTGCAAGAGCAACTACGATAGATGTAATCATGTTTTTCATAATTTATTTTTTGTTTTGTTGTGGCTTTTAACTTCCACAAAATTACTTTACTCAGAAAAGAAGCGTTGTCAAGTAAATTTCTGAGAAAATGGTATTTCCGGCTGGATTCGAACCAGCAAATTCGCGCTCTAGAAAAAATGTTTTACCAATGAAAGTTGTACTTTCAATTAAACTACAGAAATAAAATTGGTGGTTCTGGCAGGATTTGAACCTGCTACCCCTTCCTTATCAAGGAAACGCTCTACCGAGTGAGCTACAGAACCATATTCAGACTATTTTAGTTTAACACATTTAATTGATATGTCAAATCATTTAGTAAATTCTCTTATATCTTTAATTTCGTACCATTCATATCTTTGATCTTTTATCCAATACCATGTATCTATAATTAATACATCTTTTTCTGCTTTTTCACGGGTTTCATAAAATTCCTTCCAGCATCCTGATCCAGTTTCCGGTTCATAATAATGTCCCGCCATTAATAAAAAAGGTTTAGTCATGATATATACGACCATTAGTTGCATAATCTAAACTAAGCAGATTATTTTTTCAATACAAAAATAAAGTGTTATAATTTTCGAAGAATATAAAAAACTTGTTAAATTATTTCTAGAACATACAAACCATCCTCTAATAATTTTTGGTGATCCTTTTAAATTAACCAGTTTGTTATGGGCACAATATAAATCGCTTTCAATTTCTTTTGGAAGATTTCCAACTAATGAAATTAATCCTTTGCTATTTAAGGCAGTGTATGTCGTCATGATTAATAATTTATAAACAACGGAAATGATGGATCGTCGCAACTGAGTTGTGGAATATAATCTAAACCTAATAAATTATTAGCATCAACATGTACGAGTTCTTTAACAATTTTCGGAAAATATAGTAAAGTAGTTAATTTGTTTATGGAACATATAAAAGAACAACTGACGAAAATGGGTGATCCTTTTAAACTAGTTAGATTATTTTCCCAAAGATATAAATCACCTTCAATTTTTTTGGGAAAAATTTCAATTAATGATATTAAATCTTTATTACTAAATTCATAAAATCCAGACATAAGAATAAAAGACTCTGGTATGAGTATAATCCAAAGTGAGTAAATGGTTTCGATCAGCAAATATCAATTGTTCATTGTTTTTCGGACTATAAATCATGCTTGTCAATTTATTAGATGCAATCCAAAATGAACGAGTATTTTTTGGTCCTTCTCTCAAAGAGGTTAATGAATTGTACTCACAATTATAAGTACCTTTCACAATTTTTGGACCGCCCTCTAAATTAGTCAATGTATTTCCGCAGCAATCAAAATCTCCAATAATAATTTCAGGACTATTCTCTAAACTGTATAATCTATTATAACCACAAGAGAAATTAAAAATTTCTTCTTCTGGACAAATTTCAGGCAACAGAACTAAACCTCTATGGTTATGATTTAGGCTTGTCATAATTAAAATTTTTATCGTTTTGCCCGAAGTTTTTCTAGTTTTTCTAGTTTTTCTAGTTTTTTAATAGCATTGAGTCTTTGAGTTTCTTGGGATTTTTTATATATTTCGGCGCATTTTTCTTTATACGCTTCCATTTCCTTTAAATAGATTGCAAGTTCTTCGCTATATTTTAGATTCCGAATTTTTTTATGCTTATATTCTACTATTTTAACAGAATCAATAGGATCGCCATTATATTCCGTGATTACAATTTCACTATATTCTATGGGGATTTTATCATCAACTATTTCACCGCTGGAAATAGTTTTTTCAGATATTATTGTTGTCTCCCAAAAATATTCTTCAGGCTTTTTCGGCTTTTTCATTTTAATTAAAAATTGGCGGCCCGTTAACTTTACTTAGGATTTGGACTCCTAAATATTCCGAAATTCTTGCTGACGGGCCAAGCAACAAGAACATGGGATTATCCCATACACGAAAATTATAAACAACATTTTAGAGATTATATGATTGTTACCACGTTGTCTTCACGAAATGATTTTACTTTTTCGATAAAAAAATCTTGTTTTTCCAAAACATTCTTATCTATTGTTGCACTAATAATTCCAATACTATACATAACACGATGAATAATTCCACCAAGAGACGCTATTTTGTCTGCTATTTCTACTATTTCCTGATGGTACTCAGGTTTTAGACTTATTAGATATCTTTTTTGCATAAGAAATTATAAATCCGCAAGCGATTTTGTAATCGCTTCAAGCTCCATTTCTCGGCGCTTTTCCGGACTAACCAAAACATCCAATTTCTTTTCCAAATCTTCAATTTCTTTCTTTTTGGAGGAAATTTGAAGTTGATTAACTCTTGTAGAGATATCACTCATCCAATCATCAAAAGAAAAATTATGCCAAAAAGGAAAACTTTTAGATACATTCAAAAGTTGATATGCCTTGTCAGTGTATTCTTTTTTAGAAATCAAGAATGCAGCAATATTAACTAGTGTTTGTAAATCATTACACACTTGAATATTAATTCGCTCAACGTTCTTTCCTTCTTCCTGATATGAGAAGGAAAGATGAGTTTTCCACTTTGGTTTTTCAGCAGAAAGGAGTGCTTTTTTCTTTTCTTGCAAAATTGCAAAAATTTGTTCGATTTTTTCGTCTGATGTTTTAGTCATAAAATTAGATTTTGTCTAGGGATTCAATAATAACTTTTTTATTGTTGGAAAGTTCCATTTGTACTGCAAGTAATCCTAAATTCTTAATACTCTCTTCTGAGTGGAGAGAGTTTTTATACCTACCATAATGGGTCGAATTACTACTAAAAATGGTCTGATTTGCTATGTTTATTGAATAATACCCGTCAGCTACGCAAAAATATGAATTTTGTACCATTTCGTCAATTTCTGATTGAGATAAAATTCGGTCTGGATCTCTATGATACTTGTAATCATGTATAATATTATCAATAATTGCATTCCACCTGACATGATTTTTACTAAAGACATCTACTGATTTATAGATATCTGGATCATTCGTCTTTAAGAAATATCTTAGATGAACAGGGTGGTTTCCAGTATTATTTCGACAAATATCATCAATTTCAACTGGAACCATTTCCCATTTTTCATCCTTGTAGAAGCGAACATCACTTAAAATTCTATCCGAAAGTTCTGCATAATTCGCAACAATTTCCGGAGAATTCAACAATGACAAGTGTTTTACAGAAATGCCCAATCTTATCTTTTCATCCTTGTCCACAAAAATAAAAACCTTTTCTTTTTTATGCCGGGAACGACTATAATCAGGCTCGTTATAATCCATTTGATAAAAGTCATATCGACCCATATAAATTACATCTTCGCCTTTTTTAGTTTTATATGAAAGACCTGCTTTTAATTCCCGTGCTGAAATTTTTGTTTCTAATCTTTTAGTATATGCAACAGAATCGACGTATTCCTGACTATTAGTTGGTAGTAACACCAATTCTTTACCGCTCCATGCATATACATATTTTCCTTCTAAAACCCGGCGACTGCAATCAGAATGCATCAAAATTCCAATTAAGTTTTCAGGAGTAATTTCAAATTCTACACCTCTAGAATCATAGATTCGGATATAACTTCTATTGTTTGAAAAGTGACTCCAATTATAACGCTCAACATTTTTATTAATTACAAACCCGTCCATTGGATTGTTATCCAATTCAATTGGTTCAATATTTTTATCACGCCAACTGTCCCAGCTTTTTTGTTTACGAAGCACATTTTTTTCATCGTAATAAATGACATATGCTAGTTTTTTAGTAAACGTATCAGTTCTTTCTCGAAACCCGATTTTTAGTTTCTTAGGAATAAAGAGTTGTTGTGTGGTCATAATTTATAAGTTAAATTGGCGGAAGAGAAGGGGATCGAACCCTTGGACCTTTTTTAGAGATCAGAGATTTAGCAAATCTCCGCAAAAAACCAGCATTTGCGTCACTTCCATAAAATTTGGCGGGAAGCTGAGGAATCGAACCCCAACCTTTTTTAGAGATCCCTCGGTTTTCAAGACCGCGACAAGCCCAGCTTGCATAACCTCCCGTAGCTACTATACATGTTCTTGTGATACGTGCAACAGAAATTTTTATATTTTATTGCACACTCAAGATGGGGGTCTTATCGGGAATCGAACCCGATTGGATAGTTCCACAAACTATGGCATCACCAAAATGCTTTAAAACCCATAATTACTTAAACTTATTTTTCCATTTAGTCCAGAAATTTATTTTCTTCTGTGGTTTATTTTTTTTAACAGTATATTCATATTCTATTCCCAATCTAGCCATTAAAATACGCAAAAATAAACCGTGGTATTGTTTGGGAATTCCTGAAAAATCAAAAGTTCCCGAAACTGCATAACCGCAATAATTTACTACATTTTCAATTTTTACAACTGGAGGAATATTCACCGTTAGTGAATCCATTTCAGAAAGTTTAATGCTTACAATTTTTGGTTCTTCCTTATTCATATAAGATTAATATGTTGCGTTTAAACTGTCTATTCTTTTTTCCAATTCTTCAATTCTTCAATTCTTAATCTTAGTTTTTCGATTTTATCTTGAATAGGAGAATTTATCCAAATTAAAAATTCTTCTTCTTTTTTTCGTCTACTACATTCTACACAATTTGAATTGTGATGCAAAGTGAATTTTCCACAAATATTACATATTTCATTCGTTGCTCTCATATTTCAAATCTTTACTTTTTTCTATACTATATGTTTTATTAGAATGAACTAAGATTTGATTTGTGAGAAAATTCATTATCTTCCCTCCATCTTTTAAAACTATTGTCCATACATCGTTTTCATGCATTCCATTTTCTTTTACATAAATTGCATATCCATCTCCTAATGGAGAGACTACTGGTATCGGATTCTTAAATTCCGTTATCATTTTATTTTTCTTTTATTCGTGACCGATTCATTCGTGAATATGGTGATATTTCTTTAAAATTTATGTTGTATTCTACACACCATTTTTTAATTGTATTTCCCGTTTTCAACCCTAATGAATGAGCAATTGTTTCCATCGGTTCTTTTTTTATTATCTCTATTAATTGTTCTTTATCTGGTCGCATAGCCAGTCTTCTCTTTTTTCCAGAGCACTGATAACAGCATTTATCATTTTTGCAGATATTTTGTCCACAAGAAGAACATTTATAATATTTTTTAAGTTTTTTTCCAGCAAATGTATCTGTCTGTGAATGGCAATTCGGGCATAAAAAACATAAATTATTTAATTTATTGTTAATAGAATTGCCATCCATATGTTCTAATTGGAGAACTAGTTTTTTACCATTCCACTCAGAAGAAAGTCCGCAACTCTTGCACTCATTTTTTATTAGATCAAATTTTAAAATAAATTTTTTAACATTAGTATTAGTAATCCGTTTTCCTGATTCCAATATATTCATGAATTTTTCTTTAGACATAGTCCGAGTAACAATACTCGATTCCATTGCCGATAGAAAATGTGAAGAATCAATACTTAATTCTTCAATTCGTCTTTTAGCGGTTTTAAAATTGTTTCCTTTATTTTGTAAAGAAAAGGTTCTCAACAATTCAGCCATTGACCGACATGTCTTAACTCTTTCAATGAATTGTTCATCTGAAATTGACCATATGTTACTTGTTTTTCTCCGCATTCGATTATTTAAAGAGAGTATATAAAAACATCAACTATATTTTACATATCCATTATATGTAACCCCTGCTGGTTACGATCCAACGCTATTCGGATCAAAACCGAATGTACTACCATTATACTAAGGGGCTGTATTTTAAGTTGTCTTTATATTATTTTTACTCATAACATATATTATGATTGTTCCAGATTCCAATTTTGTTTCTATACCAAGAATATTTTGTTGCGGTTTGGAATCTTTTACAGATTAATTCTTTTTTACGGATCGGGGTGTTACCATTACACTACAACAATACTAGAATGTTGGAAGGAATCGAACCTTCTAAACCGATTTGGATTGTAATTTTTCATTGCAGTTATTAATCTTATTCAGAAGTGTTTTATCGTCAAAATAGAAGTTTGATTTTTTTATGTTTGCTGTAACACTTCTTGTGTATCCTTACTTTACCACTTTTCTCAGAGAAGTCAAGGTTTTTTCGAAGAATCTTGTACTCATTTAACAATCATATTCAAAACCAAGAGATTTAAATATTTCTTTATTAAGATTTTTCATTTTGATTATATTACAAAATTCTTCAAATGTAGAATTTGGTTTACTCATAGCAAAATCATCATTTCCAGAAGCATATATAAAATTATTGCGAAAACTTATACATATTTTATTTCCTCTGTAACAAGGATACCAATCGTCAGAGACAGTTATATATGTTTCATGGGAATTTTTCTTATCCTTTTTTATGGATTCAACCATCTGCTTTAATTTCTTTCTGCCGGGAACTGGATAATTAACTCTTTTCAGTAATTTATAAAAGAAAGGATTTTCATATGCAAATAAAAAATAATCTCTGCATTGATGAAGGTCTTTTATCTCTGCCCAAAAAACAATTTTTTTCTGTGCTAATTCAAAAGTCATAACTTATAAACAATATCGTTTTTATTCTTGCTTAACCTCAAATTTGCTTATATATTCGTCTAAAATTTCTATAAAATTCGTATGACCTTTAATATCAGCTTCAAGTTCTTTTACACGTTGTTCTGCTGCTCCTTCTTTCAACCATTCACTATTTGCTATGGATAAAGTGTAATCGGCGCGAAGTTCTATCAATTTATTACGGATGATATAGTTTATTATTACTTCCGCAGTTTTACGATGTTTTTCTTTCATAGTATTCTTTCATCAAATTGAACAATGTAGGATTAGGAATTGAATGATTTTTTGAAAAAGGAATCCAATGATAACCAAGAATTTCTTCGCAGAATTTAGCAACTGCACCACTGCGGCTAATTCCTGCAACACAATTAACTATTACATTACTACCTTTGTTTTGCAAGAGAAAATCAACAATCTTTTTGGCATCTTCAGGAGAAGGTGCTTTATAAGCATATTCTTCATCATCTTTTTCCAAGTCATAAAAGTTTATTTGTAATCTCGGAATTTCCATTAAAAATGGACTAATCTTAGCCAAATAAACACCCGGATCATTTATACTGACCCAAATTGTGTTTTCCAATACTACTTCGAAATCTTCCGTATAGTAATATGGCATATTTGCCACAAATGGAAATTTCTCGTTTTCAAATATTTCTGTATTTAACTGGTTCATTTTGGTGGAGGTGAGGGGAGTCGAACCCCTGTGTTTAACAATCTAATTTAACAATTCTACACGCTTAGATATTTCGCAATTTCTGAGACTTTGGGTTTGCTGGCATATCAACCGATTTTTTTGAGTCATTACCCGCTATTACAAAAAGCTAATAGCTACCTGCATTTTTTGTTCTATGTATATTAGAATGCTTTTATACAACCTATTTTTAGACCTCAATAATTTTAATAGTATCCATTATTGTTTAACTTAGGCAACCATTTCCATTTCTTCGACACCGACGAATTCGTCTGCATTGTTGAAAATGTATTCAGCTTGCGCTAGTAGGGCATTGACTTCTGCGTCTTCTGCTTTTATTTGTTTTGATCAGCTTTTAAAGTAGCCAACTGATCAACTACTACGTGCTATGTTAATTTCAACCATTAAGTCGAAACCAAAACACCCCCATTTACTGGATTTTACAATCCAAATCTTTGTGCATCTTCCTTACTAATCAAGACTACAACATTATTTATATTGTTTTCTTCTAAAGTGCGAACTCGTTCGCTATATTCTTCATACCATTCATTATAAAACATTTTTATTTTATTCTTTTCACAAACATCACGTACACTCGGAGCATATTCTAATTTATAATAATAAATATCGAATTTTTTCTTAGTAAGAATGTGTGCCATTTCGAATTTTCGAATAGTTCCTTCCAAAAATAATTGTTCTATTTCATGTTCAGATAACATATTAATTAAATTTACGACATTCTTCTAGAAAGTCAAGTAAAAAATATTATAAAATATATAATTAAAATATTTGGAATAATATGGTCTATAATATAAGTATATGTATGCAAGAAAACTTTTTTGAAATTATTAATGATGAAACTAAGGCTTATATTTTAGGATTTTTATATGCGGATGGTTGTTTTACTTCAAAAAATAATCGAATTAATGTGAATCTATCGGTAAAAGACTCAGATTTATTGAAGCACATGAGTATCGTATTATTAGGAGAAGATAAAACAAAAATTGATACTAAACAATACACATCATATATAAAGAATCGACCTATAAAATCGAAAGGATTTATAAGACTTCAAATATATAATAAAAAAATGGTCAATGATTTAATCAAAACTGGTAACGAATCGCCCAAATCATTAACATTAACTTTTCCATTAAATTTAGATTCTTCATTGTATAATCATTTTATAAGAGGATATTTTGATGGAGATGGCTGTTTGAGTATAAAATCCAATTCTAAAAATAATGTGAAGAGAGCAACAATTGCTATTTTGAGTAGTTTTTCTTTTTGTGATAAATTAAAAGATATCATCGAAAATCTTTTAAATATAACTACAAATATCATTAAAAAAGGTAAAATTCATGTATTAGAAATAAATGGGAATAAACAAGTCGAAATATTCACTGATTGGATGTATAAAGATTGCACTATAAAATTAGAAAGAAAATATGAAAAATATTTAGAATTAAAAAAACTACGAATCAAAGCCACTAAATATTATTCTGAATCTTCTTCCAAGTATAAAAATATTACATATGATAAAACCCGAAATAAATGGATTGCATGTTGTAGATTACCACTCGAAAAAAGAACTAAACATATCGGTAGATTTGAAACAGAAGAGCAGGCATATGTAGCTCAACAAGAATATTTAAGAAATATTAGCATTTAGAAAAATAGACCATTCCTCCCGATAAATATCAAATATCATTCCATTCTTAGGTTTTGTAGGTTTCCATAGAAGTTTCAATCCACACTCTTTTGGTGTACGATTACCTTTCCATGTATTAAGAGTTTTGTCACATGTTATTAGATTTTCCCATGTGTTCTCTCCTCCCCTGCTAGAAGGAATTATATGATCGGTAGATACGTTATTTTTATCCAAAATCTTTCCCGTGTATCCGCAGGTATAATTGTCCCGACGCCAGATATTAGCTTTAGTAGGGAAAACTACTTTTTTATGAACAATTTTATCATATTTGCTGCAAACCACAATTGGCGGCAACCGATAAACATTTTTTGCACTACGAACATATTCATCAAATTCACGAATAGGCAGAGATTCCCATTCTTTGAATGAACGAACAACATTCATATAAGAAATCTTTGTTTTATCAACATTCCCATTTTCATCAAATTCATAATTTATATCCATAGGATAACACACCCCAGATACAATGTCCACCATAACATCCTTCCAGTTTGCTGTAGCAATTGGAAAATAGCTGGCATTCAGTTTTAGAATTTCTTGTCTAGCACTCATATAATGTATGTTACCACATTTGCTTTGTTTGTCAAGGATTTTTGTTCTATGAACGTATAAAGTTTAATTATTAAATGGTAAATTTTTATACTCTAAATATTCTTCTTCAGTTATAACTGTTACATGCTGTACTCCTACAGAATCCGTGTCATCTGGGTAACTTTTGAAATGAAGTGGGTAAATTTCAAATGCATAAAAATACTCTTCTCCTTTTTTCCATACATGAATATAAGCCTCGCTTTCAGAAGCGTATACTGTTATATCAGGCAGAAACGGTTTTTCACTATCAAAATACTTTTTATCACCCGAAGGACTATATTCTCCAACAACAATAAAAATTTTTCTTGGCTGTACTCTTTTTAAATCACATCTCATAAAATTATTTTAGGACTTATATAAAAATCAAATCTCTTTCTTCTCTTCTACCGGATAATTCTGCCGTCTACGGTTTTCAGTTTACGAGTTTATTTTTAAGGTTTAAGCTACAAAATTTTAAAGATTAAAGTCTTTATCAATATCGAAGTCATATTCCTTGAAGAATGGTTGGTGGCTTTTTTCTTTCGAAGAGAAGAAAGAGATTGAAAATGTTTAGTCCCAATCTATTTTTGTGGTTGCATTATATTCATCCACACTATCCTGCAAATCTGCAATGTTGTTATTTATTTTGTTGATTAAATATCTCTGATCCGACTTTGTGATTGTGTTGACCCATGGTATTTGGCGAGGAACTGTTGTGCTATAATCCATTGCTACTCCTTCATTTATGATTATTTTTTCATGAAATGAAATTGCAGATTTTGCTTCTGCTAGTTCTACTAATGTTGCTTGAATACCTGCTGAAGCTGTTGCTATTTTTTGCTTGATAAGAATCAGAAGATTTTTTGATTGTTCCCACTCTCCATAAAGTAAGGAAGGATCTATTGAACTATCGTCACCTTCTCTACGGCAGTTAGAACTCTTAAACAATTCTTCTATTTTTGCTAATTCTCCGGCAATCCGGTTTTTAATTTTCAATGCTTTGCTAATACTAATTTTCATAATTTTGTTCCTCTATTACTATAGTTTGTTTATGGCATTTATCAACCACTTTTGTCTTTAAATTTTATCTGCTTGATTTATTAACTGTGACCCTAATAAATCCCTCATAAAATCATCTTCGGAACTCATACGTTCACAGTGGCGTTCCATAGATTTTATCGCAGAAATGAGTGCTGGGGACTCCAGCATGGAAGGATATGAGAGACTTGCACTCTCCCGCTGACATTGGAAGTGTCAGATGCTCACTATTAACATCAATATCCCATATTTTACTTTCGTTTAATACCGTACACCTTTTAGAGAAAATGTCAACATTTTTCGGATTTTAATTTTCAGTTGTTTAAACATTTTCAGTGTGGTGTAAAAGTTACTGAATTATCTCTATCAACTAGAACGCCAACACATTCTTCCGTATCATCTGGAAAAACTTTATAATATTGCGTTCGAATCTCGTCCACAAAATCATGTCGTCTCACCCACTCGTCTAATTCAGGATTAGTCACTTCTTTGATTCGTAGATTTAACTTTTTCTCCTCTTTTGCCATGCGTTTTTGTAAAGATTGAATACTTTTGATGAATTTATCTTTATGTTTTACCTTTGGCATCATGGCATCTTGTGCGCGTTGTAAATAATATATGGGTTTCTCTAAACTATACAAATCCAAATCATAGATATGTATTCCATTTACCTCAAGGATATAGTCTATATACCACATGCGGGGATCATCTAAATTAAGCAATAAAAAACTGAAATTCTGGACAAAATCAAATTTATCAAAAATAGGTTTTGAAATTTTGAGCATCCAATTTTTTAATAAGATTTCATCATTCATTTCATCATTCATTTTATCATTCATTTTATAAATCTATTGTATTTTGTTTAACTATTATATTTCCAGATAATTGCATCAGGGAAATATCTTTCGATTATTTCACTTACAATTTTCCAATCACCTCCACCAGTTCCGCAACCAAAAAGATATGGAAAATTATAAATACCAGACAGTTCATTATTCGCAAAAAGCTGAAAGCTGTTTTCCATTGCAGCATAATCTGTATGCAATCCTGTTTTCCCATAAGAATCTTGACTGAATACATTTACAACTTTACATTCTTCCAATTCCACTACTTGATAAGTTCCAAGAGGTGAAATTCCATTTTTTCTACATTCATCTCCGAATGAGATATAACTATTATAGACTTTTGGAAAAGTGTTTCTTATTTGAAGTGCAATTCCGCTTCCCATTACAAATTTACAATTTGTTTGATGAAACAAATAACCTTTTTGTTCTAATAGATTTCCTTCTTTTATAATCATAAATTAATTAAATATTACCATTTTTGGATTATCTCTTTTAGAAATATCATTGAACGATGATACTGAAGTGGTAATCACTATGTTTCTTTTATTATCGCCCCAACTCAAAGTATGTTCATCCACTTCATTTATAGAGAGATTTTCAATTAATGAAATATTATATTCAAATATCATTGTTTTAATCTGGATCAAATCAAAAGATTTAGTACACCACATTACGTTTTCCTCCATTCCATATGAAATATATTCATGGTACAATACATCTAGTATTCGATTAATATGTTTTCCAATATTCATAATTTTTGGTGGGTTGACTCGGAATCGAACCGAGATAGTCTGTTCTTCAGACAGATGCATGAACCATCGCTGCCATCAACCCGTTTTTATATAGTGAATATATTTTAAATTTTCTTTCTATTAACTTGTATGTTTCAAGTTTTTTAGTTAATGGACGAGAATTAATTTCTCCATACATTCCTTCATATTCTTCAACTTCTCCAGTTTCAACTTCGTCAAAAATTTGAAATTTCAAATTATAAATGTCATTCTCTACTGTTATAGTTTCGTTAAATTCTTTTTTATAAACTCCTTCCCATATAAACCTTATAAGATCATCATTTATTCGTAATTCTTTTGAGAAGTACAATCTATCCTCTACTTGAATTACAATATCTTCTTTACGAAGAATGTCTATAAAATCTTTCCAAGAAATTTGAGTAAAATTATTCATATTTATTTTTCGCTTTCTAGTATTTTCTCAATTTCTTTAATTTTTTCTAATGTGATTTCTGCAATAAATTTTCGATATGATACGTCAAGGTCTTGACTTCCTCTTTGTAAGTTTTTCGGAAATCCTGATCTGGCTCTATACATCATAGCACAAAAATAACACAAGTCAAGTTCTAATTCTGAACTAATTTTCCAAGAAACACTTTCTTCCAAATCATCTATATTTTCTCTTGCGTATTTTATAATTTTTTCCCAAACGTCTGCATAACAAAAAACTATAAATCCGGGTTTATCGGTTGAAAACTCTTTATTTTTAAGACGATTATCAATCAATGTTGATTCTATATTATGTAATTCTCCATAAGGGTCTAGTTCTCCTTTTGCAAAGGATATTCCATTAAACCACCAAGAATCTAAAACAAATTCTATATCATGTGAAGAATTTGTTTTTAATGCGATTACTTTACCTTCTCCCAAAATAGGAAGATTAGTAATTATACATGTTTCATGCCAACAGCCCATATATTTATTGTGTTAAAATTGTCGTCTAGAAAGGATTCGAACCTTTATTTTCCGGTATATTTTTAAAAATTAGCAAATTAAATTTTTAAAATAATATAATGTATAATATTTTTATTATGATGGATATTTTACCAATTAAATTACTAGCCGAAAAGTTGAAAATGGAGGGTCAGGTAGGATTTGAACCTACATCTCACACTACAATATAAATGTGTGCGAATTACCAATTATTCTACCAACCCAAATGTGAAAATTATTTTGTTATTCTAAAGACAATTCCATTGTATACAATTCTATTTCCCAAGATGGAATTATTCTAATAGATAGATCATATAAACTTAATACTAGATATTGATGATATGTGCTCAGGTTTGATACTTTTCTGTCTGATTCTATATAATCTAGTAATTTTAAACCTACTGTAATAGTGGGATTACTTGGTCTTCGTTGAAATTCTTTTTTCCATTCTACTAGCCATCCTTCAATTGCGCTAATTATTGATGAAGATGGTAATATCGAACTTTCTAAGTTATCGAATGTTGTTTTATAAACTTTCATATTTTGTTTATATATTTAATGGCTCCCAAGGTAGGGGTCGAACCTACATATTATTGCGTAACAGGCAATCCCATTGCCATTATGGTACTTGGGAATAAAAATTATGTTATTAGACAGGATTTGAACCTGTATGCTCTCCCAATGAGAGGAATTACCAATTATTCTACTAATAAACTAAAATGGTGCCTCCGATGGGATTCGAACCCATAGCCTTCAGATTAAAAGTCTGTTATTCTACCGTTGAATTACAGAGGCATATTTTTATTTAAATGGCATCGCTAGGGGGAATCGAACCCCTCAACTCAAGATTGAAAGTCTTGCGTGATAACCGTTTCACTATAGCGACCTGTCTTTTCTTCTTCTACTTTACCACAAAGTTTTCTGTTGTCAACATGTTTTAGGAGTTTTTCTACTTTTTATATTCAACGTTTATACCAACTTGAAAATATATCAGCTAAACAATCTCCTATTACATATAATACTATATATGTTGATATAACCCAAAACAATGTTGCTGCTCCTGCTCCAATCCAAAAATAACTATTAGTTAAAAATTCAGGAATACTAAATGTCAATTTCATTATACCAATCCTCCAGTTTTTTGTGACAAATCAAAGTTATTTTCAATAAACGTCTTTACTTCTTCTGCAATACCGGGATCACTACTGTTAAACACTACATTTGGACCATGATTATCCAGAAATACTGCTTTTAGCCTACCAAAAGATTTCAATCCATTTGAAGTATTTTTCCCACATTCGTGACTTCCACATTCATATTCTTTTTGAGAAATTGTGGGAACCAGTGAGTTTTCTTTTTTTGGACAATGAAAATGAACAATACTGTCAAAATCCGGATGATCAGAAAATACAATTCTTTGACTTTGTCCACCCACGCTTGGTTTACTGCCATATGCAATTACTCTATCAGGACCGTCAGTTTCAACTAGAACTAATCCAACATTTTTAATATCTCCCAAATCAGTTTTACGACGAGAAGACAAAAATTTAGTTTCGCTTAGTTTTACTGCAAAATGTCCTGCGGTTACTCCTCGGAATTTTTTATATGCTCCTTTTTCCACACAATAATTTACAACTTCTCGCAATGCATCCGGAACAAGAAGGGAATCCCATTCACAAGGATTTCCTGCAACAACCGTTGATCTTGTAAAAGTTAATGTACTTCTTAGTAGTGCAATTTTTACCAATTCTTCCAAAACTTCTTTTCGATTATTAGTAACACAATAACGTGCTTCTTCTGGAACAATAATCATGTTTCGACGGTGAAGTGTATCATTTGCCAGTACAAGATTAGCACTTGCTTTTTTAAGCAAATTCAATCCCGCCAGATATTGCTCATCTTCTGTTGCTCCACAAGTTGTCTTGAATGCAACAAGAGTAATATCTTTTCGAGTTTTTCTAAAAAGATCAACTACTTTTTCCGTATTAGGAATTAGTTTTGCATTATATTCTTTTTTAGAATCTAATCTTCCGCTATATTTTGGATTAGCATTTTTATCCAAATTATCTGCATCTACAATCATTTCAAAATCGCAAACTGCTGGACTCCAAAAAACAATTTTTGTAGAAAAGTCATTTACAATGTTTTCTGCAAGTTTAGCCAAATCTTTGGGACTTTGCAAGCTGTGATTTCCTCCTGCCATGGACGTTAAAACCAGTTCTGCATCCATTTCTGGAGCTAACTTTTCAACAAGACTCATTAGCGTTCGGGCGGTTGAGCCGAATGCAGGGGCACACAAGCCTAAATGGCAACTGCTATGAGCTACCGTTCCGCCACCAACAACATAAATTTTCTTTTTCATACTTTTAATTCGATTTTAGTTTATCTTTCCATGAAATATTTTCGATTTTTCTTTTTTCTGCTACATATTCACATATACCCTTATACTGTTTTTCTTTATAAAGTTCATATATTTTTGGAATATCATTCATTGGAAATTTTTCATCGTCTGCTCCGGGGTAAAAATAATCACTTACATTAATGGTTAAACTAATTGAATCATTTTCATCTGTTATCATTAACACACATTCATCCAAAAGATATGCTATCATATCTTCTTCAATTGGAATATTTCCTTCTCCTATTAATCTTTTAAGATAGTATCTTCGCATAACTTACAAAACTACCTTTTTAAAGTTATTATTTTTTACCAAATCATAAACTCCCCAACGATCAAGAATCAACCTTTCCAAAATTTCAATATGATATGCATCTTCAAAATTCCAAAGCATTTTAGAAACTATTGGACATTCTTGGATAAGAATATCCCGGATAACTTCTGCCACTTCCCGGCATTCTTTTTGCGCTGTTTTATACAACCTTTTATTCAGAGTGGTAATCCAATCACGAAGTTTACCATTAAAAATAATTTTTGTAGTTGTTGCTTCTGGCAAGACGAATCTTGCTGTTTCTCGGGCAACGTTATTGTTTATTAGTTCCTGATATAGTTCAAAACTATTTTTCATATGTTCCTTGACTTTTTCACTTGCCTTTCCGGTTTTATCGGTGAAAAAGTCATTATCAGAAACAAACAAAATTGGATCTACCAAATTTGTTGAACTTTGACGATTATTAGAGCATTGTTCTCGCAATTCGATTTCTTCATATTCATTAACAATTTTATATCGTTGACTCAATTCTTGAGGTTGCAAGCTCCAATGTCTCAACAGTTCTCGTCCAATGGCACGGGACGTTTCAATCTCAATTCCAAGATTAACCATTGCAAAAACACTCCAATGTCCTTCTCTTAGACAATGCCGAAGAAGTTTATGAGGTTCATTAAACAATTCATTTACATCTCTGGAACTGCTGAGTCTTGCAATTCCTACTGTAATTTCGTCAATACTTTTGTCTGTATATTCTGCAACTCCTGCGGTTTTAGTGATTAAACGTGCTTTCATTTTTAATTTGTTAAAATATATTCAATTTTTCCTTTGATAAAGTGGGGAGGATTTTTACCAAGATGTTCAAGACAATCACAAGAAGAAACTGGTTCATCTGCATATACTCCCTCACAATACTTGCAAATATATGCATCCCGCTGCACAAAACGCTTAGAAGGTTTTGTATTTTCAGGGATTGTTGATTCGTCTGCCATACGTTATTATAATTTTTAAAGGAGACAACCAGTTCCTTCTGTCATACTCCATCCACAAACAGTGCAATTTGCGCCTGTTACCAACCAAAGATCCCATGGTTCCATTTTTCCATTACAAGAAGGACATGGTGGACAAACATCTTCCGGCTTTAAATTTTTAAAACCGTCTTGATATTTCTGGTCTAAAAATCTCGCATGTTCATCTTTATTAATTAACATAAATGGTCAAGATGGTGGGTAACGCTCCCACATATTCTACGCCCCAAACGTAGCGCATTGCTTGTCTGCCACATCCTGATATTTTTATACTATACACTGTAAAGTTCTTTTGTCAAAAAGAAAATGTGTATTTGGTGCTTCTAAAAGGAATCGAACCTTTTCATGTTGCTTATGAAACAACTGTTCTACCACTGAACTATAGAAGCAAATGGTCTAGACGATGGGAATTAACCCCACAACCTGTATTCAAACTACCGCTCTCCCATTAAGCTACGCCTAGATATACTTTCATCTTATCATATACCACTCAAAAGGTCCATTTCTAAACGTCGTAACATCAAATTTCGCAAATTTCAATATTTTATAATAACTTTTTAACTTTTTAACATCAAAAGAACCTACTAAAATATATCCGTATTTTTTTGTCCACGTTTTTAACACAACTAGAAGTTGTTTTGCTACACCTATTTTAATATGGTCTGCTAAACATGGATATTTCCTATTTTGCTGTTCCGGATTAAAACAAAGACGTTCACCAGAGGTTAACCCCAACCAATAATTATTACCCTCATCCTTGGCTAAAAATAGAGTATATTCATCTAATTTAATTTCTTCTACCAGTTCCATATCAAATTCATCCGTATTTTCGATATAATCTCCTATAAAAGATTCATTTATTAAATTTCCAGAACAATATTCTATTAGCATGTTTTCATATATCTGAGGTAATTCCATGCTATTATTTATATAATAATGGTGGAGGTTGTGGGTTACGATCCCACCTGAATATCCTGTTTGCAAAACAGGCGACCACTCCAAGCAGTCCCAACCCCCATGTTTATTCTAAAAATATTTTATCTCCGCATCTAATCACCTTCATCGCTAATTTTTTGAATATATACTCTATATTTTCGCCAATTCCTTCTATTACACTTCCTGCCCGTGCAATTAGTTTACCAATGTTGACTATTAACACTAGTAACAATAATGTTGGTACAAAGATCACTAGGTTTAGGAGCAAATAAGAAATCGCTACTAATCCATCTTTAATTATTTTTAATTTTTCCATATTGTTTGATGGTTATCTTTTAGATGCTGTTACTTTTATTTTAGAAGAATCTATTGTAGCGTCTGGAAACTCTTTTTGAAAAACTTCTGCTAATTGCTCTTCTAAAATTTGTTTAAATGTTTTTCTCGTTTTTAATAGTTGAAGTGCCTTTTCCTCCTCTTCTTTTAAGAGTTCTTGAAACGTTTTCATTATTTATCGTTTTTTATATTCTTCAAAACAAAAGCTATAGACTTATCAATGAAATACAGTATACCTGATACAATCCATCCGTACAAATACCAAAACTGCTACAAATGGTAAATTAACAATAATTAATGCTGTTCCCGGCAATCCTACTAATATATTATATAACCATTTAAATATTACATGATACGATTTTCTTCTATATGAATCAAACCACAATATTACTGCATTATTAATGTTATTTTTAAGAGTATTGTACATATTATATTATTAATTATTAGTATTATTCAATGATTTCATATTCATCTTTGTTATAAATTTTAACCTCACCTTTTTCCAAGGACTCGTCGAAATATTTTTTAAAATTTTCTTTAAAAGAATCTTTTGCTTCAGGAACTAAAACTGAAAAAGCATCAAATAATGCCCTAATTGTTCCTGCTGCATAAAAAGCAAGACGAAGAGGATCAATTTTCCCACTATCATCATTAAACTCAAGTGATAATGGAACTGTCTCCAATCTTACTACACCACGATCTTCCGTTTTACCATCTATTGATGTACTTTCCATATTTCCATATTTCCAATTTGTCCGATGATTTCTATTTGATGTTTCATATTTCCGTTAATTATTAGATGGTGCGTGATGAGAGAATCGAACTCTCGTTTCGACATTGGCAATGTCATGTTCTGCCACTAAACTAATCACGCATTTTTATAGTCGTATTTTTATAGTCGTATTTTTATAGTCGTATTTTTATAGTCGTATTTTATCACATATCCGGAGATTGTCAACAATTTTGGTGGCACGCACCCCCGAAATCGAATCGGGCCAATCGGATTTGGAGTCCAATTCGCCAGCCTTGGCATTGATGCGTATATATAATTTTTATAAAGGACTTGCACCTTTACTTCCCTCCTCCCGGAGGTTGAACTTCTTATTCGACTAAAAATTAATGAGCCTGTGGAGGGGATCGAACCCCCGTAATCCTCTTTACAAGAGAGGTGCTTAACCATTCAGCCACACAGGCAATGTTCACTCCATTAGAGTAAGCTAGTTCTAATGAGTGATGCCTAATCAACGGCATTTGTCATAAACCAAAACAAATACATCTTGAACTGTTAGAGGATTTGGGTTTATGCAGCACCTCATTTTTGCAGCGATTGTTGATTAAGGGCGGGTAATTGAGGACATGCTCCCCAGACTATATTTTATTATAGTCTATTTTGCTTTCCAAGCAAACGTGGCACGCTTGTCCACTAAACTACCCAAATGGCAGAACCAACGGAATTCGAATCCGCATCTTCAACCGTGACAGGGTTGCGTCTTGCCAGTTAGACTATGGTTCTATATTGAAATGTGATTAGCATCTTTTTCATTTTTTGAATTTCTTTTTCATTGAATTTCATTTTATACAAATCTTTTCTTTGAAAATCTTTTTTCAAAGCACTTGAAAGTTTCCTTTTTCTTGCTTTTGTTAAGCCTTCTATACACCCTAATTCTTCTTCTGTCAAACTTCTTTTTTCCAAAAACTTGATTTTCCAAAACTGATAAGAATCATTTCTAAGACTCAATGTTTTTTCTTTTATTTCTTCTAATTCGGAAACTTTTTGGGAAATGTATTGGTTTTCTATCGCAAAATCTATTTCTTCTTTACAAGATTTACAAACAATTGTGCAATCACTTATTTTCTCAATTTTTCTATTCAGAATAAAAGAGTGAACAACTCTGGCAGTTCTGTTTTTACAAACCGTGCATTTCCAATCAGTTGATTGTTCTAATAACTTTTCTATTTCTTTTTTATAATTTTTCATACGATTGTTACGGTTATTATTCATAACCCTGTTTCACAGATTAAATGATTATAGCTCATTTTTGGCCTTTTAAGTTGATTCTCGGTTTTGATCAACGACTATTTCTGATAAAATTAAAGCCCCGCTTTTTGGGCGAGGCTCTGAAAGTACAAAATTAATACAGTTCTTTACCTACGCATTTTTTACGGTTGTGTCAAAATTTTTATTTTTTCCAGTTGTATTTTCTGTTTGAATAAAACTCTGACTTTTGCGCCAACCACTTGCCTCTGCTCCTGCAAAACTAGGTCGAGCTTCCGCCATAAAATGACTACGGAAATGAGTTGGCATTGAAAATATTTCAGATGCTGTCTTTTCTTTTGTCGAAAACTTGTATGTTGGAAGATTTTCCATGTTGTTATTTCTACTTATTCTTTTTTGCAATTTTTTCTACAAGAAATTGTAAATGTTTTTCTAAACGTGTGATATTTCCGCCGATTTCTGATTTCTTTTCGTTTATTGCCAGTTTAACTGATTCATTCATTAATTTAAATCCATCAGATTCTATAAATTTCACTATATTTTCCCAATCAGATAGTTCTCGGGAAAGCAATACTTCTGTAGAACTTATACAAATATGTAAATCCGTTAATATCATTGATATAATCTCCCCTACGGTGTCTGTATCGAAGATTATTGGTTGATTGCGTCCTCTTAATGCGGTACTAACTTCATGTAATGATATTACATCTACATTCCGATGTGTCTCCCTATATGCTATTTTATGCAATTCTGTTGGAACTATAATTATAGGTTTTTTATCACTGAATGCAGCAATACTTTGCCTGAGTCCCAAACCTGTATGTCTGGTCGTACAAATATAGTGGTAAATATTTTTTAAATTTTCTATGATTGATTCGTTCATACTTTTATTGTTATCATGTGATCGTCTTTCTCTTCAAACATAACATCAAAATTATGTTTTACTTGTTGCTCAAATTCAACCTGAATATTTTCTGGAACATGTGCGAGAAATGCTTCATAAAGTGCAATCATTGCGGATGCTACATACCGTGGATAGAATCCCACATTCTGATTTTTATTCAAAATTATCGCCGCAGGACTACCCAAATCATCCGTGTGATTCTCTTCTAAAACTTTAGTAATTAATGCAATTGGTATAATATTTTGAGGATTTTCTTCGGACATATTTTTAATTTTTCGGAAAATATCTAAGACAATGTTTGCATGTTACATGCTTCCAATTTCTTACCATCAGACCGCGAGGTGGGCGCTGGGAATAATACCCTTTGCCTCCCCGACAAACAGTGGTCGGAGTCAATTCGTAGCGCCCAAATCCAACATAAACATTAACCTTAGATTTATAGTTAGCTTTATGGATTGTGATACTCATAAATTATGTTGCTGGGGGAGGATTCGAACCTCCGAGGCTTGCGCAGAAGGTTATGAGCCTTCCCTGATGACCAACTTCAGACACCCAGCAATTCTATTTTACACTATAAGATGTGGATTGTCAACAACTTTTTGGTTTTTTCTACAAACCATTGTTCCTTCCAATAAATAATTTTAATGTTATTGAGTGCTATACAAATTGCTAATCCATATCCAAACGAGAGAATCGACATTTCTTTTAATGAACTAAATCCTCAATTGTCAAATGCTCGTTTTGGTGTGAGATTTCGTTATTTCTATTATGATACATGGGAAGGCAAAATCAATTTTAGAAAAACGAATGATTATACTTTAATTGGTAATAACACAGTTGGAACTGTTTTAAGTGCAACTTCTCCAACTAATTTTTTAAATCCTAATGATTTAGCACCTTTTCGTTGGAATGTTAAAAGCGACCGAGAATATCTTTATTTAACTTTATTAGGAGGTTTATCAGCATTAACAATTTGGCCAAGTCACCCAATGCCAAAAATGACAAAAAATAACAATTTTTCAATGTCATTGGATATTGGGGTTGTTAGTGCATCTGCATTCAATGGAGAAGTTCAAACTCCAGATTTTAGAAAACTAGTCAAAAAAACTAATTTTTCCACAGTTGATTTTAGTGATTCAAACATAGATACTTTATCAGGTTATGCAACACTTGCAGGAGGAAGAAAAAATTACGAATACTCTAGAAATATAAATTATTACAGAGTTTTCAATTCTTCTAGTTTATCTCCTGATCTGATTGCTAATAGTTTACGAATTGACATTCCTGTTATTACGTCCACTAATATTGCAGTTGATGTTCCTGACCAAATTTTCATTTTAAGTTTTTATAATGACTATTTTACAAATGATAATTTCAATTATATCTCTAATAATTTTGTCACAAACTTGTCATGTTTAGAAAGTGAAGTATTAACAGAAATGGGAATAACAACACCTTACACTGTTCAAGCAAGTATGAATGATAAAAGTGGTGGAGTATTAATTGAATTAAAACCACCACTTTATATTAAACCAAATAGTGATATAACTGTTTGGTATGAAACATCTAGTCCAATTGCTCCGGGAGGCGTTCTTTTTCAAAAAACTGCAACTAATAATTTTTCATTAAGTGTTAATCAAGGAGTGTATCCAAATTCTCCAGTTTATCTTTTTAATTATAATTTTGTATCTCCTACCAAAGATTTATTCACGGTAACATTTGCTCCTTCAAGTTTTGTTACATCACAAACAATTTCAAGTACAACTGTTGAAACTGTTATGGTTGATAATTATTATCAAAATTCCTATGACATGCCAACAACAAGCAATATATTGTTTAAACGTTTCATCGAAACTAGAGGAGATAATTCATTATTAGCATATCGTGCTGCTGCACCTGCAACAACTTATGTTAGTGAGCAATGGTTTCCTGCCAACTCTCATCAACAAATAGTTTTTAAAAACGATGGAAGCGGTAATAAACATAAAGTTCGTATTCAATTACAAACTGCCGCAGGTGCTATTTTTGAAGAAGAAAATCAAATTCAATTTTTGCTAAACAAAGATAAAGTTGTTTTTAACTTATTCTTAACATCTTCCACAGATTCGACCGCAATTGTTGAAGCAAATATTTTCCCAACTCCAAGCAATGAGTACCGAGTAAAATGGGATGCAAATCCTCCAGACAATATAATATTCAGAGATAAGAATGATAACGTTCTAGAAAGAAATACATTTTATCCATTACATGTTTATTCCAAAGTTTCAAACTTGGGAATCGACAAAACTGAAATTGTTTTATATTCTGAAGAATATGATTTATCAGCAAATACGTTTTGGTTTCCTCCAAGCAGTGTTTTCGGAAGTGCATATTTAGAAATAAAAGGCGATACAAACGATTATAATAGCGCCAATTATTCCACGCTTAGTGCATTTGTTAATCGTAATGGATATTCGTATAGAGTTCCTACAAACGCTAATATTATATGGAATGAAACTGCAAACGATAATCGTGGAAGTGTAGTGTTATATACAAAAGATAATTTAAAAACTATTAAAGAATCAACTATATATTCTAGTTCTAATAATTATTCTCTAATAAATGCAACCTTTTCTACAATTCCTGTAGAATCCGATCCTAAACAAGTTTTATTCAATATCTCATGTAATTTGTTTCGTGATGATTTTAATTTTAATGCTACAAAAATGTTTAGTTTTCGTCAATATCCTCTCAAACAATATTTGTTTATTGATGCCAAAAAAGAAAGTGATTCAAATGTTTACCGTAGTGACGAATACACTAATATATTCTATTCCACTTCTGGAACGATTCTTTTATCAGCCATTTATGCAAACTTGAATGTTAATAGTGCTGATGTTAAATGGGATTACAAGTATAGCAATGGAACAGTTGGTAATGCAACAGGTTCATCGTTAAACATTACGTTAAATACGGCAAGTGCATGTGTTTATTTGTCTGCATTTAATGCAACTCCAGTTGATGGTGATTTTAAAGCATATAATTTCACAGATTATATGTGTTTCTATTTGTTATCAAGTATTCAACCTTTTAGTTATATTGGAATACCAAGTAATATTTATGTTCCAATTTATCAACAAGAAATTGGAGATAGAGACGGAAATACTACCGCATTATCATTCCAGAATAATTCTTATTTAAACTCATTAGGAATGAGTGCATATAAACCATGTCATACGGAAAATTTCCAATTCTCTGCAACTCCCGGTTTTGATCGTTATGTTTGGAAAATAGGTTCTAAGATATATGAAACAAATAGTAGTTTTGCAGTTATCCCTGTAACATACAATGATGTTTCATCAAACAATACAGTTTCAGTTTCTGCATACAATTCAATCTTTATTGAAAGCAATCCTGTTTCAATTTACAATTCTGCATCTTCTGATAATTCTTCGGTGTTTCGTGAAGACGTTCAATTCTATGATTTCCCAAGTCCAGACGTATTTATAACACTGAGTAACAATTATTTTAATGTTAATAAATATGCAGAAACCCCGGAATTAAATTGTACAATAAACACATCATATACAACTCTTGTTAATTATAATGTCAATTTGGTATTGAGTAGTGCTAATTTCTTTCAAACAAAATCTTTAAATGGAAATCAATCAATATTTTCTAAATTACTAAAAATTAATATTGAGAACTCTGATTTTATTATTAATGAAAATTCCGTTAATCATTGTAAAGTATTCTTATCAGGAAATATAGGAATTAATATTCCCGGTTATGATTATTGCACTCAAAATGTACCATTATTTTCTAATATTGTGGATTTGATTGCATATAATGGTCCTAATCTTTATTTGTACACTGGTAAGAATTTGCTATCTACCGGGGAAACTGCTACTTTTTATAATGGAAGTAATACGAACTTTTCGTCATTACCTTTTTCTGGATTTTCTTCATTTGTATTCGATAATGGGGAAGGATCTCTACAAAGTTCTTTATCAGAATTTTTAACTACTTCATACTCTTCAGAAGGAAATAAATCTCCTTCATTAACTGGAATTTTAAATGATGGCTCAACTACAGTTCAAACTTGGCATAATATGATTTATGTAAAAAACTCTTTTGAAAAATATGACCCTAGCATTCAAAGAGAATTTTATGATGAAATAATTTTACCATATAATTTAGAAGAAACTAGAATTAACCCTAATGATTGGCAATTTGCTGATAAAATAAATCAATGCTTAACGAAATTCCAAACAAATATGGAATACTTGAGTGCAAGTTGTTCTATAAACAATATCAATTTCCCTAAAGCAAATGCTGGTTTCTTAGGTTCGCTATTTGGTAATTTCAAATGGCATACTATTTATTCTCCTGATAATATTCAGGATATTTATTTTAAAAATTTGAAATCTGCACAAATCATAGAAGACAAACTATTAACTGTTAATGAAAATTATATTCAGATATATTCAATTGACGAAACACCTGAATTATTATATTCTTTCAATCGTTTAGGAGATGGTGAAGTTTTAGAAGAACCAATTACCATTAGATATAATTCTAATGAAAAAAGATTGTTCATTCTTGATCGTGGAAAAAATACTTTTTTTGTTTGTGAATTTGATATAAATGTTCCTCAAAATATCAAACTTACTCATTATTGGGGAGGTGTCGGTGAAAGAACTGATCGTACTAAACTAAACAGTCCTACTGATTTCTGTGTTGATAAAGATGAACAATTATATATTGTTGATAAAGATTCTTATATCATCAAAGTTTATAATAAAAATCTAAACTGGTTAAATAATATTCAGTTAGATAATTTCTCTGCAAACAATCGTCCAATTTCTATTTCCGAAAAAGATGGAATTTTTATCGTATTAACAGAAGATAATTACATCACTGTATTCGATAAAAATGAAAAAATAATTAATTCTTTCTTTGTTCCTGAATGTAATAATGCGGTATTAAATCAAATTTATGATGGAATCGTATATGCTATTTCAAATAATACTCTTTTCAAATATTCTCTCAACGGAACAAAAATTTCATCTAAAACATTCTTTGATCCAATAATTGAAGTATTCTTCGACTATACAAACCTATATGTTTTAACTCCTCAATACATTTATCGTTATATTGATTTCACTGAAATAGACAAAATCATTGATGAGGATGAAGACAAAGCAGGTTTCCAATGGAATAATATTTTCGTATCAGAAAAAGAATTTGTAACTGCATACATTTATAACGATTCATTCCAAAAAATATATGATAATGCAAACTTGTTGAATAGCCGAATATTTAAAAAATTATATATTAATATTGATGAAAAAGGTGATGTAATTTATCAATCTACTAGTTCAGTATCTCCGAGTGCATTGACTAATCGTCCTATATTACTAGGAACAAATGAGCCAGTATTATATGACACAATTAATCGTAGTATTGAAAATCTATACAATAGTATTGTGGAGTTAAAAGATAATATTAATTATCTTAGCATTTACCCAAATCATAACAATAATTTGCAATGGTCATGGAAATATCACTATATTGATTCTATTCAACGACCATCATTGAATAAAAATCCGATTTCTTGGAAAGAACTTCGTAGTAATCAAATAACTGGAAGTACACAATTAAGCGGCATTTCATCATGGTGCGTGCTTCGTGGTGGTGTTCCCGGAAATCATTCACTAATATGCTGGAATTTCCTACAAACTCAATGCAATAGTTTATTCCCATTAACATGGGAAGAATTAGAATGTGGAAATTGCAGATATCCTTTTAGTTGGAGCGATTTAGAAAATAATTGCTGCAAAACTCCTGATTTCGTTTTTGAAGATTGCGTATCCCTCTGCTAAATAATATATAATGTCATCCTACACTAGAGAGATTTGTAAATTAACTGATAATCAAATAGTTTTCCCAATCAAAGATTATGAAAATATTGGAGATTCATTATCTTCAATAAATTATAATTTTAAAGCATTGGAAGTGTATACATGTAATTTTGAATATAGTGCAAATAATATTTGGAATCCACTATATTCCGCATTTACACAAAATAGTGCAATTTGGGAAAATCTAGTGAATAATGTGCAGACAAATAGCAGTTGTTGGCAAGAAACATATAATACTGTTAAAACTTTGAGTGCATATTGGTTAAAACCCGTTTCATTAATCTATCCTTATCCATTTAATATTGATGGTTCTGAAGAAGATATTATTAATGTAGTTTCTGTTTGGATAAACGAAACTATTCCAGTTGCCACTACAAGTTGTAGAAATTTTGTTGTTGGACAACAATTATTTGTTTTTACTCCTCAATATTCTCAAGTCAATAAGATATTTTCTCAAGAAGCAAACTTAGGAACAAAAACAATTGAGGTCGAATATACAGTGAATTGTATTGGTCGAGGAACCAGAGGAGGAGTAAAAACCGTGAATGTAGATTTGGGAAATCAAAGAATTGATATATCTGCTGCCGATCAGTTTATTAGTAATTTCGCAGGTTTAAAATTTGTTGTCAATCCTCAAGGAACTAGTTGGATTTATGATTCCGCACTTTATTAATTATGATTCAAGAAATTTCAGAGTACAAATATCTTGGTAATGGATTAGCTCAAATCAATTCTAACATGAATGAATTTAATGTTAGAATTGATCTTTTGTATAGTGATATTAGTAAATGGAACTCTCTGTTGAAATTTAATGAAATTGCGTCAAAATTGAGCGATCTTTCTACGTTTCTAAATTCTTATTCAGCTAATTGGAAAAATTCGTCTGATCTTGTTTACAATCTACAAGGATATTGGGAAGAACCTGTTCAAATAGCTTTTTATAAAACATTTAATTATGTGGCTAATTTTGTAGAAATTGAAACATGGTTAAATGATTATTTTCCTGCAACAGATTTTTCACCAACACAAATCTTGCGTTGCGATTTCTTATGTAAAAATTATAGTGACGAAATGCTGGAGGGTGCCCGTATATTAAATTATGATTCGTCTAAATTAGAAGAAATTGCTCTAAAATATACTACAACTGTTAAAAAAGTGTATAGATTTTTAGGAATCAAAAATCAATTAAATGCAATTATCTCTTTAATAAATTTCTTATTAAAAAAGTACAATTATACAAATTTTTACGTTGATAAAATTAAAGACCTTAGCAGTTATTCTACATTTGTGGAATTTGATAAGAGTACAAACATTTTCAGTTCAACACAATTAGCTAATTTCAGTGAAATTGATTTAGCATATTTCGATTCATATATAACACAATATAATAATTTGTATAATATCTATAAATCTAAATATATCGAATTAGAAGTTATTCCTCCAGAAGAAATTATACTATTCGATTTAAAAGATGTTGCTGTTACAAGTGGTGGAGCATTTTTCTATAAAATTATAAACAATTCTTGGACATATCATCCTTACTCCAATATCGAATTTTGTCCAAGAAATATTTGCAGTGATTGCTATAATTCATTGGATCTTAATGCCATTTATGAAAATCGTAAATATTGTGACAGTGTTCCTAAATATATTTTAACAGAATGTGGTGAAGCTATTCCTTATGGTGGAGCATTATCATTCTCCCCTAGTCAAATCTTTAATAGTCCAGAAGAATTATTAGCGATTGAACAATTATCTGATTTATTTTCATGAATTTCCGCACCGACGATCCACTATTCGCCAACTATAATGAGCAATTTATTGAAATGTTTGTTAATGGCGTTCGTAAAAAATTCTTTGTTGAAAAGACTAATTCTTTTGCATTGCTATCATCAACTACTCTTTTTGATCCAAACCTTTATGATTACAGTTTTATCAAAGTTTCGGATGAACAAGAATGTGGAAACAAGTGTATTACTGAAGGTATTACTATTCGGGTAATATATTCAGGAAATCCGACTTATCAAGGTATTACAAATCCATGTCCACAACCTCATAATTGTAATGCGTCCAGATATTTGTTTTATGCAAATGGTTTATTTTTGGGCGATGTAAACTTGGACAACTATCCTTCTGGAGGTGAAAGAGAAAGCTCATTTGTGTTATCTACTGCTGAAGCGGAAAGTATTGCATCTGTCGATGAAAAGAAAATAACATTTCAATTAATTTGTAATGTCGCAGGAAATCCTAAAAAAGGAAAGAATGGTAGTCTCGGTCCCGGAGTTTGTCATGAATCTATTCCATGGGTTTATATCACATCAAAATCTGGAGCAGTATTATATAGCGGTTGTCCAAGTCAAAATGAATTTACTATTGAATTAATGTGTAGTTAACGGTTAATATCTATAATGAACCCAACCGATAAAATTATACTATCCGGTTTAGCAAATAGTAAAACATCTCTCGGGGAAGTTTTCCGTCGTTATGTGGAATGTTTTCAACAATTTTCTAATCCTGATGTTTTTGATATAAATATTTTTTCATCGAATTCTGAATCAGACGAAGTATTTTTTCCTAAATACACTAAAAAAATTGATCATAATATTCGATTTATTCACACAACAATAAAAAATTATCTAGAACTTTCAAAAATAACTAAACCTCGTTGCAGTTGTTGTAGAAACCTAGATGATTATAAAAAAATCGGTTATTTTGTATGGGAAAGTAGTAAATTAGAAGATGAAGAAGCAGAAATGTTATCTGATTTTGATGAAATATGGACCGCAAGTAATTATTGCAAACAAATATTTTCTAATTATATTTCTTCCGATAAAATTAGAATAATAAAGCATCCCATTCCTTTTCCTTTGAAGAATTATAGCAAATTCGAGAAATTCACTATTCTAATCATGGGAAATATATCTAGTAACATTGATCGGAAAAATATAATGGATAGTTTGAGTGTTGCAAAAACTGTGAAATCGTTGTATCCCGAAACCCGAATTTTATTTAAAACATTTACAATATCTGATACAGAACGAAGTCTTATTTCTTATTTAAACCAAGACGCTGACATAACAGTAATAGACGAATATTACTCGTCATTACAAGTTCAAGAATTAATCGCAAAATCTCATGTATTATTATCCATGCATCGAAGTGAAGGTTTCGGATTGTGCTTGGCAGAAGCAATTCCATTAAATACAATTCCATTAGCAACGAATTATTCGGGTAATACGGATTTTATGTCTGATCCGAGATTATTAATAGATTATGATTTAGTGGATACAAATCATAATTTGTTTTTAGGGCAATGGGCAAATCCAAAATTTGACGATGCAGTGGATAAATTAGTAAATATTATTGAAAATTATGGGTCAACAACTTACAACTTCTCTAATATAAATGATTATTCATTTGAAAATGTTACAAAATCTATAAAACAAATAATATGATATTTCGTAAAAATACAAACGATGAAATAGTATTCAACAGTGTATATTATTACAATGAGTACAAGATTGACAAGTTTCTTGAGACTGATATTATATTAGATATTGGCGGACATATTGGGTCATTCGCTTTAAAAGCATGGGAATGCAATTCCAGAAATATATACACTTATGAACCGTTTCATGAAAATTTCCAAATATTATCTAATAATATAGAAGGCAAAGATATTCAGGCTTTTCAAAAAGCAGTTAGAGGAAATTATAGATTAAAAAATATGCAAATAATCGTAGGAGATAATATCAAAAATGCAGAAATAAAAAATTATGGAGGATTATGCTTGGCAGAGGGGAATGATATAGAAGTTATAACATTGGAAGAAATTGTTCAAAATCTTTCTTCCAATGTTAAATTGATGAAACTTGATTGTGAAGGTAGTGAATATTCTATAATATTTGAAAGCCCGGAATATATTTTTGAGAAAATAGAAAATATAGTAGGTGAAGTTCATCTTTGTGATTTACCTATAAACTTTGTAAATGGGAAATCATTAACTCATAAAGATTTCGTAGATAAATTAATTTCCTTGGGTTATACTGTAAAATATCAATCCATAGCAAATGATAATTCTCTGGCATTGTTTATTGCAACTAGAAACGATAAGTAGTTTATTATGTTTAAGAAATTTATCGCAGCATTACAAATAGTTAAAAATCGTGAAAAAATAAAAGCGGTTTTGAATGGAACTTATGTAGCAATTAATAAAACACTTGTTGCATTGAATTATATCAGTGAACATACAAACGATACAAAACTTGGTCAACTTCTTCAAAAGAATCTACCTCAAATTGTAAGCGTTTTATCTAAAGTAAAATTAGTTTTTGAAAAATTTGGTCCATATGTTGGCTTAGATTTAACCGTAACTGAACAGAAAGTTCAAACTGAAGAAGTTATGTTGCAAAACTTAGTAGTTGCGGAAAACCGACTTAATGAACTTCTTAAATAATCAATCGTATAATCTTGTTAGATATACTTTTACATTAATAGCACTTTGTTCTATAATAATCGGCTTTTTCATGGGAAAAGTCGCTCCAGAAATTTTTTATGCAACGGTCGGAGGAATTATATCACATTTCTACCAAGAAACTACTATTAAAAAATTAAACTCAAAAGTCAAAGCACAAAACGATGAAATAAAAGTTTTAAAAAATGAGTAAGAAACGCACGTATCGTGAATTTAAGCAAGGGTTCTTCAAACCTGTAGACTCAGCCAAGTGTCTTAACAAAACGCCTCCTGAGTACCGTTCCGGCTTGGAATTAAAGGTTATGAAAGTCTTGGATAAAAATCCTAATGTGTTGTCTTGGAGTAGTGAAAAAGTGATAGTTCCATATGTTCATCCTATAAAAACGGCTCAAAGTGGAAGAACAGAAATTGCACGGTATTTTGTAGATTTTTATATGAAATTAAGAGTCGGGGAAACTATTAAAGAATTTTTAGTGGAGATTAAACCGCATAAACAAACTAAACAGCCGACTACTCATGGCAACAAGAAAAAGTCTACAATTTTATATGAAAATGTACAATGGGCTATTAATCAGGCAAAATGGGAGGCTGCAAAAAAATATTGCGAAAAAAAGAATATGCAATTCATTATTATCGACGAAAATAACATTGAAAAATTACTTTCCACATAACCCACGGTAAGTATAATTATACATGGGAATACACCGTGCCAAAAACGTAAAAGAACGGATGAAAACTTCGTTCTTAATATCTGAGCCATTTTCTTGGAATTATAAACAAGAAGAGATTTTAGAAAAGATGTTGGATTGTAAATCTAAATGTATCATAGTCGATTCTTTAGCAGGAACAGGAAAAACAATAATGTCTACTTTTGCAGCACTACGAATTCTTCAGCGAAATAAATGTAAGAAAATATATTATGTTCGCAGTGCCGTAGAATCTGCTCAAAGTAAATTATGTGCGCTACCGGGCAGTTGGGAAGAAAAGATTGCTGTTTATGCAGGTCCATTTCATGATGCACTAAATAAACTCCTAAAACCTGAAGAAATAGACAATTTTACTAAAGATGGAATTATCGAAGTTATTCCGGTTTCCTATCTTCGCGGTCGAAGTCTTGATAATGCAGTTATTATTGTTGATGAGGGACAGAATTTTGTTATGAATGAACTTATTACAATTATGACTCGCTTGGAAGAAAATTCCAAAATGTTTTTAATTGCAGATTCTGATCAATGCGATTTGCCTAAAAACTTTCAACAAGAATTTTCTAAACTAGTTAATCTTTTCAATAATTCAGAATCTGAAAAACATGGAATACACTACTTTGAATTGCGTGATCCTGAACTTGTTATGAGAAGTGCATTTGTAAAATACATTTCTAAACGATATAGCGATTATAAAAAATTGATAACCTCTTAAATAAAAAACCCGGATAAAAATCCGGGTTTTTTATTTTTATTGATTTTCGAAATGAGTTATCGCTTCTTTTAAGATTGATAGTTCATCTTGTGTTAATAGTAATGTTCCTCCATGATCATCACGAAGTACAAAACTATTATTATCTGGGATTTTTTCAATTGAAGGGCAGCAAGAACCTGCTCTGCAAAGTTTAACAGTGTTTTGATTTATTATTACCATACGCTATTATTTACTATTTTTCTGGGTCTTTTCAAACTACATTCTTGATTTGACTTCTCAATGCAATTTCGTCATACATTGTTTCCAAGTCACCCAAAACTGATTGTTCAGTTTCAATCAAGTCACCTTCTGGATTTAAGTATTCCCGAATAGTGTTTATCTTTTCATGAACGTCACCTTCTAAAAGAATAAATGCAGGTTGATCTTCTTTATCAAAAACCACTCCGCTATTCTTTTTATAATGTTCATAAATTCCGTGAAAAACATTATCAATTTCTTCACGATATTTTTCACTAGTTGAACGATTTGGGGACGGTGATAATTGTATATTCGGATTTAATGGAAGCCAAAAAATTATATCATAAAACTTCAGACTCTCTTTTGTCAAGAGAAGTGATGTTGCAAGAAATTCACTATTTGCATTTTCATCCTCTGATAGCTTATTATATTCTGCTAACCATAGGGAGTATGCCAAATTATCCAATACACACCGATCATGTAGAGTTTTTGTTTTTCCTGAATTTTCAAGTGCTTGATCAACAAGAAAATCACGAATAATTTTCTGTGATTCTAGTGTGCCATTTTCATTCAAAGTTAATTCTTTTTCTCTAATCAAGTCTCGGTAAGACTTCGTCGGGGTTTCATACATAGGCCAAAACTGTTTAAAAGTTTCAACTAATGTTGTTTTTCCATTGTTTTGCGTTCCTGTTATAGCAATTCTCATACAACTTCTTTATCATTCTCTTTTTCGTCAAAGCTAAAAGTGCGGCAATATGTTGATGCATCTGTTCGATCCAATGTTTTATAAGAGGTATAGCTGTCACAAACTGATTTAAAACCTTCTGATATGCTTGTCGAATCTCTGGCAAAACCTCTAGAAGATGAACCTGTAATACCAAGAGATTGATGTTGCTTTAGCACTGCTTCTTCTCCTGCACCAAGGAAAACAAAATCCCATGCATATTTTTCACGTTGATGTTTAATTTTTTCCGAAACAGTGGATGCAGAGAATTCTTTGGATGCATTTTCAAATCCATCTGTTATAACTAAAAACAATACCCGATTAGGACGATCTTCTTCTGCCATTTTTACCAGTTTTTCTCCAACAATTGTCATTGTTTTTCCAATTGCATCCAATAATGCAGTTGATCCTCTTGGGGAAATGGAAATATTAATATCATCTTTAATGTCCTTGTCGGTGAATACTGTTTCGTATTGATCGTCAAATTGGTAAAATGATACTTTTGTTTCATCTCCGCTATTTTTTTCTTTTTCCAAAAAAGTTTTAATTCCTCCGGTAATATCATGGGCAATACTGTTCATTGACCCACTTCTGTCTAAAATTATGTTCAAGTCTGTATAATTCTTCATACTTTATAAGTTACATTATTTCTTTGTATTTGTCAAGATTTTTCCTCCGTTTCATTATCTTCCTTTTGAATTGGTTTTATCTTTTTTAAGAATTTAATAAAATCTTTTTTATTCAATTCCTTAATTTCTAATTTCTCCCAATCAATCATCATTTTATATTGGGAAAATAATTTACCCAACTGATCTAAAAACTTTTTTTCATGCTTGTCTAATTTAGCCATTCTTTTAATATACACTACAACATTTTCATGTCAAGAGGGTTGACAATTTTGCGGTATCATGTATCATAATTTATGAACACTCCTTACAAACTGAATCGTAATAGTTACGACAATATCTACTTTTCCAGTGATTTCCACTACAATCATCAAAAAGATTTTTTGTGGAAGCCGCGTGGTTTTTCTTCTTTTCAAGATCATGATATGTTTTTGGAAAATGAAGTTTCTAAACTAACGAAAAACGATTTGTTAATTTTTCTCGGAGATTTTAGCCTAAATTCTCCCCCTGAACAAAGTGCTGCATTGTTGCAAAAAATAAATGCCCGAATGTTTTACATTTTCGGCAACCATGAATCATATCACTCTCGTTTTTATAAAGATTCCCTTCGAAATTATTATAAGCAAACTTTTGATTATTCTATGCGAGATGCAGGACATGATCACGGGTCATTAGACGGAATAAACACTGTTTCTGATCATCCGTTCCAAACTTTCCCATTTTCAGTGGGAAAATATACTAATTCAGGGTTTCCGGGACTTCGGAAAAAATTGAAAGATGTTCAAGAAAATGATATCGTTTATTGGGGCGAAGAAGGTTATTTCAAAATTGGAAATACTTTTCTATTTTGCCGTCACATGGCTCCCCGAATTTGGGACAAAGTAAAGCATTCTAATTATGTGGCTATTTGTGGGCATTCTCATGGTCATTTATTTCCTGCAAATCCTGAATGTAAAAATCAAGGTAAAATCCTAGATGTTGGAGTCGATAATGCAATAAAGTATAATGGAACTGCATTCTTCAAAATAGAAGAAATTGAAACTATTATGCATAGTAAAACTATTGTTATTGAAGATCATCATGGATGCGAACATGTATAAATTTTTCGTCGGAATAGGAAGTCGAAGCACTCCTGAATCGTATATTCCTTTAATTGAAAAAATATCAGAGAAATTAATTTCTCGTAATTATATTCTTCGTTCCGGAGGAGCAAGTGGTGCAGACACTTTTTGGGAAAATGCATATGATAAGTTTGGTGGCAAAAAAGAAATATATCTTCCTTGGAAAAATTTTAACAATAATTCTTCGGAACTATATCATATAAGCAATGAAGCACTCGAAAGGGCAGAATACTATCATCCCAATTGGAGTTCTTTATCAGATGCTGCTAAAAAATTACATGCCAGAAATACATACCAAATATTAGGAGATGATTCGGGGCGTTATAATACAAATGGTCGATATTTTGGTTGGAGTTTTAGTGATATGGTTATCTGCTACACGGCAGACGGAAAAGATACTGGTGGAACAGGACAGGCGATAAGAATCGCTCGACAATATAACGTTCCTGTGTATAATCTCTACCATTACGGCGAAAATATCCTACAAATAATTGAACAATATGAATTATTTTCTTAAATCAGAAGGAAAATTAGAAATATCCAATGGTGCAGTTCGTTTAAAAGTATCAATGGATTTTATACGATATTACAAATCATTAATTGATAAAGAATATCGTATATTTTCTAATTTCCCCGCGCATGGAAGCCATATCACGCTATTTCATCCTAAAATTCATGGTGTTTTAGATTCGTTTAAAGTTAAATTTATTAAAAAGTTTTATATGGATAATAAAATACCTTTTGAATATAATCCATATATTATACAAGGAGGACATACTAAAAACTTCCGAAATTGGTATTTAAATGTAAAAAGTGTTCAATTAAACGAAATTGTTAATTACTTAGGTGCAAGTGTCGGTCACGGTTTGCATTTAACTATTTGCAATACAAAAGGAGGAGTTCGTCCTTATATTTGGCTTAAATAACTGTTTTAAACGTCTCATTACCGACATTATTGGAAAACACAAACCTATTACTGGTAAATGTTTTTCCAATAATGTCGGTTTTTATTTTGGTATATTGTTCTCCTTTGCCGGGAAGAAGATATCCAATAGTAGAGTGAGGATGATACCTTGGATAGCTATCCGTTGCATCAAAATTATTAGTTATAATATCGTTTAATTCCATTAATGATTTTGATTTTACATCAAATTTCAAAACATCGTATGCTTTATTCCTAAACAATGAAATATTAGTTAATGAAAAAGTAATTGGTTCAAATTTCAACTTTTTTTCAAAAAAACTGAAATTTTGATCATGTAATCCATACTTGACGGTAATATGCGGTTTTTGCTCTAACCCATGTCTCGGTGTTAAATCATAAACATCGCAGGGACATATTTTTTCTTGTATTTTCTGAAAGTCCGGAAGAAGAAACCCTAAGTCTAACATTAAACATGCATAAGGTCTTGGAGTTGTATTTTCAATAAACAATTGGTAAAATTCTGTAAATTTCATTTGTAAGTGTTTTTATTAACATCTAAGGAGTAATTAGGATGAAGCGCATTTTCTATTTCGCCCGCATTTCGTTTCATACGTAATGCAATACCATATCCTTTTTGTTTAGGGTCTGAATATTTCTTATATTCACGACTGTTAAGGTATTCTTTTGCAGCAGCTTTTAAATACACTCTTGCTACTCTGTGTTCACCCTTGAAGTATGCATCCATTGCCTTCTTAATGAGCTTTTTGGCCGTGACTGATCCTGCCAGATCACCTCGGAAAAACCCGTCCAGAATCGCCACCTTGAGCGATAATGGATATTCGTCAAATCCTAAAAACTGTTTCCGGACAGTTATTAATTTTTTCATCAAATCTTTTTTGAATATTTCTACTGCTCTAGCTTTAGATATTTCTACTTTAACCAGTTTTTTATTTTTTGTTAACACCTCATCTGGTTTAAATGTGCCGTCTTTAAGATCCGAAGGTATTATTAAATGACCTATTCCAATTGTATTATATCCTTTATTATCTGGATAACTTTTTGTATGAATTCCTATTCCTTGAATTTCATGCTTCATAATATACTGCATTGCAGTGTCTATGAAATTTTTATACCGACTATATTCATCAACTGATGACTTATTCACTAATGTCGTTGTGACTGGAGCAATTGGTTGCTGATTAAATGAGTTTTTAGTTTTGTATAAATTTTGCAATTTTGTTACAAAATCTGGATCTTTTAACTTTTGATCAACTTCTGTTTTAATTTCTTGAAATTTCTGTGGATTTTCTGCCAATTTCGCCACCTTCATTTCTACATCACTTGGAACACTCCATGTTATTCCTGCAATTGCCAGCATTCCGATTTTTCTTAAAAAATCCTTTACTCCTTCTTCTACAACAATATCTCGGTGTTCAACTACTAAATGGAACAGTTCATCAAATTTCATATAGATATTTATTCTATATTGTTATTTTATTTGGTTGAACTAAATGCATCTCTTTGGCGTTTTATAACATCTTCATTTGATTCAAATATATGAAGATTTGATGACTTGTAATATTCTATATCTTGTTTTTTCTTTTCTAATAATGTTTTTAAAAAATTCTGCATTTCTTTACCATTTTCCGTTTTCATGTCTAAGTTTAATATAATTTCATACAAAATAGTATTTAAATCATTATTATATTTTCCAAAAAAGATACTGCTATATTTTACATCTACTTCTCTCTCAGAAACAATTGATTTCTTTTCTGTTACAATATCAATTAATCTTCCTGAATCGTAGTCTCCTTCCCACTTAAATCGGTTCAAATTTATTTTATTATCAGTTAAACCCAACTCACTAAAAGAATATTTTTTAATAAGCATTTTCTGTAATAATGTTTCTGGAAACATAGAAACATCAAATGTAAAAGTTGTGAACTTTCTAGTAGAAAGATTAAATAATGCATATAAAAAGAAATTATTTTCGGACATAATAAAGGGAGGATTTTTGGTCCTCCCTTTATTTTAGCCTATTCTTTTAACTTTTCAAGTATTATTACAGATATTCATTAACTTCTGAAATCTTGAATACCAAATCATTGTATTCGAATTTCTCGGATTTATCAATATCGGTAAACCATGAATTAGTAACCATCATATAGAACTTTTGTGACGAGATTTTTTGTGCAAGAAGTTCGACAGTATCTTCGACCCCTTCCAAAGTTTTCTGGCAAAACTCTACAAAGGTTTCTTTACCCAGATTATTCAATTGTTCGTCATACTTCTTGAAGAGCGGCCAACAAATAACATCGCCGGGATTTTGTTTGCCATTGGCAAGATACTTCTTATAGCTTTCGCTTGCAGTAATCTTACTTGCGCCCTTTAATTGAGCGGTCAATTCTACAAATGGGATAAAGTCTGCATTCTCATCCTTACTCTTGTATTCGCTTTTTGGAGAATAACGCATAGCATAGTCCAGTCCCATTTCTTCCAACAGTGCAGCACCTTCAGTACCATAGAGTTCTACTCGCTTGTCAACAGAATGTTTTTGGGTTGCATGTGCCTTGATATACATTCGAAGTACGCTTGCATGAGCTTTTTCAGAAATAAGAGTTTTATACAAATTGGAAAAACTCTTTATAGAAAGTTCTTTTTGATCTTCATCAAAAAGGTCAATAACATCATTCGGAACAAGATTGATCACTTTATCCGTATTCTCGTTATGAAGAACAATATTTCCAAAGTTGAAATCACCATTTGCCACAAATGCATAATTTCGATATGTAGTGCTTTCAATTGGAAGAATAATCGGAGTTGTGGACCTAGCATTAAATTCTAGTACTCGATTTTTCAAATCTTCGTCAAGAATAGTTTTAATCTTTCCTTCACGAACTGTGAGGAAACTAATATTTGCACGATTCTCGTTGCCAACAATATTCACAATCTTTGCAGGAGCAACACTGGTTTCGAATTCTATTTTACTAGTGTCATTTCCTTTTCGGGAAATAGACTTGTATTGAGAATTATGCAAGTCAATGGTAACTTTACCAATATCCTTTTTGATATTCTTTAAGAATTCGGTAAGAGTCATGCCAGTATTTTGATCGGATTTTTCTACCGCAGAAAGACTGGTTGCTTTTTCCTTCAAGAAGTTTTCTGCTTGACCTTTTTGCAAAACAGTAAATGCCTTTTGAAGTTTCTTTGCAGAAACATTATCTCCTGCCTTTCTAAGGACTAGAACACCAAGATTAGCCTTATTCTTCTGAGAAAGAATTTGTGCCAAAGAATAAACAAATGTAGGATTATTCAATTGTTCTGCTGGAAGTGTATTCAATTCATTATAATTTACTGCAAATAGTTCGCTCTCCTTTTTCGTTGCCAATGCACTAACCGTGTTATCAGCTTTGACTTCTAGTGGGAGGATATCAGAGTCTGTTACTTGCCAAACCAAATCAAAAGATTGGGGAAGTTTAACAGAAACAACTGTTTTCTTATTGGAAATCATATCAGATGCACTCTTTTTCATTTCGGTAAAATCAGAAATATGGTTAAAAACTCCTCCAATATTCTCTGCCATTTCAATAAGAAGAGAACGGTTATAATATGATGAATAACCAACGATTCTCTTTTGCGTGAACTTATCTCGGAGTTCTTTACTCAAACTCAATACTTCATGGGTTGGTGAATGATCATTTGGATAACCATCCGTCAAGAAATAAAGAACATTGTCAGAATTTTGACTAAGTGTTTCGACATCCTTGACTACAGTCTTCAAACTTTCCAAAACTTGGGTAAAGCAAGTGAGTCCACGAACATAAATATTGTCCTCAATGATTTTGTCCAAACCTTTTGAAGAAATTGTGGAACCTTTGCAAATCCAATTAAAGTCACCATAGCTGGAGAAATATGCAAGGCTAAAAGTGTCTCCTTGAGAAATCAAATCTTTTGCAGCTTTGAGGGTTTCCCGCAATTGTTTTTGCGCAGAATACATTGACCCGCTGAGATCCGTAATAAAATAGTAATTTGATGGAGCTTTACTTTCGGTATTATTTTTAGGAATTACGATTTTCATATGGCAAAATATACCACACTCCATCATGTTTCGCAACTACTATTCTGCCACTACCAAAGAATATCTTTGATATTTTACCGGACATACCCAATGAACTGAATCATAAGGAAAATCTATATATTGACCTGCTTTATCAAAAACTTTAACCAAATTATGATTTTGGTCTTCACAAACCAAACCATCAACTTCCGAATCAGTTAATGTAATCAAATGGATTTTTCTCACAATATATGCATCCCGATGAGGCGAAATATAATCTCCCGGATCATATCTTTGAATTTGAATAAATGAATAGCAATCTTTTAATTCCTGTGGAAAATCAGAATTCTCAAAAATACAATTTTTCAAATCTTCACTCATTTGGTTATCTTTCAAAGTTTTAAACTTTGAAAAAATTCCCGGAATTAAACTTTCATGTTTATCTTCGTTTTCTCGGGGCTGAAATAAATGATCATGCAGTTTTATATAGATCATTATATCATCTACATTTCTAATAAAATTTGGAATAAGTGTTATCATAATGCGAGTTGAATTTGTTTATTGTTTGATGTATTATGAACATGTAATAAATCATAGTTATAATTATCGGCTTTATCTTCGGCATATAAAACTGCTTTATCATCCGAAATTGAGGAAATTCCTTCTGTAAATAGGAAATAATTTAATTCTCCGTACTGATCTACAAATTTTTCCCGACTTTTAAAAACAGCTAAATATTGCATAACTTCATTATACTATTGTTCTAATATATGTAAACTTATTTTTTAGATATTTTATAAACAAAATTCCGTTTGCCTGTACCATAATAATTATCTAATTCATCTGGTGAATTTAAAATTATTTCCGTTCCTTTATCAGTATCCACTACAGTCAATTTTATATCTGAATCTTTTGCTAATCTTTTGTATAAATGGAATCCTTCTTTTGTATGAAAAGTAGAAGATAATATATAAGAAAAATTCAATAATAAATAATTTTTAAAAACATCTGACATGTGAAATTCATAAGGCACACCTTTAATTGTTTCATATATTTGTATTCCGCCATCTTTTAAAAGATAAAAATCTACATTTCCTCTCGGAACGTCATTTGTTATAAAGAAAAGCCTTTTCAATTTTTCTTTATCATATAAAAATACATCTATTTCTGTCCCATACATTGTTTTGAACGGAACTATTTGTTTAGAATCATGTTTATATTCTTGCCATTTATTTTGAACAGTAGTTATAGGATTAACATAAGAATCCCAAGGCTCACTCATTTCTCCTAAAAGCATTTTATAAAGATCCGAGAATTCCATATTAATCAAAGAAGAAATGTAAAAATTGCGTGACTCCTTTTTCGGTGACTACTAATGCACTTTGGCGAGGGCGAGATTTATATCCAGAATTATCTGCATAACGGCATCCTCCAACTAATGTAGA